TCAATCCAACACGTCGAGTTCCGGCCACTGGGCCAGCTTGCGGTGCAGCGTGCGGCGGCTGATACCCATCAACTGCGCCGCCTTGGTGCGCTTGCCACGCGCCTTTATCAAGGCTTCGCGCAGGAGACGCTTCTCGTTTTCCTCCACCGAAAGCGATCCCCCTCCCCCCCCCCCCCCGGTGCCGCCCGACAACGTCGTCGTTGAGACGAACGGCAACGCAAGCGGTGTCGCCGATTGCGCCGACTGCGGCTGCGACAACGGCGCGGCGAACGGCTGACGGAAACGCGGTTCCAAATCGTATTCGGTCAATTTGCCGCCGCGATGGAGAACCACGACATTCTCACAAAAATTACGCAGTTCGCGGATGTTTCCCGGCCACGGATAGGCTTGCAACGTGCGCAACGCGCCCGGCTCCACGGTCAGCGGCGGCAGGTTATTTTCCTTCGCAAAAAACTGGATGTAATGCGCCAGCAACAACGGAATGTCGTCTGGTCGCTCGCGCAACGGCGGCAGGGTGATGCGCACGACGTTGATGCGGAAAAACAGATCCTCCCGGAACTTCCCCTCGCGCACCATTTGTTCCAAGTTGCGGTTGGTGGCCGCGACGAGCCGCACGTCGAGCGCGATGGACTTGGTGCCGCCAACGCGTTCGATGGCGCGCGTTTCGAGAAACCGCAGCAGCTTCACCTGCGTGGATGCGGAGATTTCCCCGATCTCGTCGAGGAACAGCGTGCCCGTGTCCGCCGCCTCGAAGCGTCCCACGCGCCGCTCCATCGCGCCGGTGAACGCGCCGCGCTCGTGACCAAAGATTTCGCTTTCGAGGAGGTTTTCCGAAAGCGCCGCGCAATGCACCGCGATGAACGGCGCGCGCGCCCGCGGACTGCTCTGGTGGACGGCCTGCGCGATGAGTTCCTTGCCCGTGCCCGACTCGCCCTCGATGAGGATCGTGGCCTTCGACGGCGCCACGAGCCGCACGCGATCCACGACATCCTGCAAACGCGCCGAATGTCCGATGAGCCCCTCGAAGTTGAATTTGTCGTCGAGACGTTCGTGGAGTTGCTTGACTTCAACTTCGAGGGTGCGGGTTTTGAGGGCGCGTTGAATGAGCACTTCGAGCCGTTCGATATTGAGCGGTTTGGTGAGAAAATCGACCGCGCCCCGTTTCATGGCTTCGACGGCGGTGTCGATGTTCCCATAAGCGGTCATCATGATGACCGCGGGGCGATGCGGCAGGGAGAGGGCTTTGTCGATGACCTTGAGTCCGCTTTTGCCCGGCATGCGCAGATCGGTGAGGATGACGTCGAACTCCTGCGACTCCATGAGGTTGAAGGCTTCGTCGGCATTGGAAGCGGCAAACACGTCATAATCGTCTTCGAGCGCCTGACGGAGCCCTTCACGGGTATGTTTTTCGTCGTCGATGATAAGAACGCTGGCGATCATTGGTGAACCAAAGGAAGAGAGACGGGGCGTAGAGAGAGAACGGCGAGCCGTGATGGAAAGGGAGCGCCCGGCGGACGTTTTGAACAACAAAAAAACTTGCGCGAGAAAGAAAGAGATTCTGCTTGCTGCGCAGCCTGAAGGTTCGTCATGGTTTCCAACTCCTCAAATGAGGCCGACTAGAAATCGGGGTGTAGCTTAGCCTGGTAGAGCGCTACGTTCGGGACGTAGAGGCCGTGAGTTCGAATCTCACCACCCCGACCACTCTTCCTCTGTGAGTGGTCGTTTCAGAGGTAAGGCTTGCGACGGGTTTCGATGTCTGTTGGGCATTGTCTAATGATTTCGCCCAACCAGAGCCCTGCAAAATCCGCCCCCAAAACGCCCAACTACGAAGAGACGCCTCCTCGTGGCATGTGGTATGAAATGCGCACGGGACGGGAGCAACCTTTCATTGCCAGGTGGCGTGTGGCCGGGAAAAAAGACTCACAAGCATTCGCTACGGCCAAAGAACGAGGCGATTTCGCAAGGGACTGGTTGAGCCGCCGGAAAAAATTCGGCGTCGAAGCAACTGCCGTTTCCCCTCGTGAAATCGAGGTGTGGCGAGAATTTGAACGGCTCACGGGCGGCGCAAACCCGCTGGATGTCGCCCAATTTTGGGTGCGGATGCGTGGCATCGTGGACGGGAAGCTGAGTGTCGAAGATGCGTGCAAGCGTTGGGTGGAAAGTCAGGCATCCCGAAAGCTGGCTAAAGACTCAGTCACTCACAGGGACTTGCACCTCAAGCGGTTTAAAACCTCTTGGGGCACAATACCTCTCTATGAGCTTACGTCGGGGAAAATTGTGGAGTGGCTGAATGGGCTTGTTGATCCAAAGACGGGGGCGGCGATGTCGGATAAATCGAAGCTGCACCATCGTTCTACGGTCAATCGGATGCTGGAGCATGCGGTTGCCTCGCGTTGGATCGATCGCAATCCCTGCGAGGCTGTACCGGTACCCGATTGCGAGGTAAAAGAGGAAGTGAATATCCTGACCGTCGATCAGGCGCGGGAGCTTTTTACGGCAAATCGCAAGGCACTTTGTCTCGGTCGGCTGGCGCTGGAAGCTTTTGCCGGGATTCGATATGCGAGCGCGGCCCGCATCCATTTTGCGGATGTCGATCAAAAGGAACGGGGCATCATCTTTCCGGGGAAGAAGCACAAGACAGGGCGGCGGCATTACGTGGATGGGTTTCCAGCCAATCTGTGGGCGTGGTTGAAAGTGGCGCCGGAAGAGGGTTGGGAAATGAATGCACGGCTCTATTTGGACTCAAAACGACGGGCTTTTGAGCGGGCCGGGCTCAAGCCGGAGATTCCAGCCGGGCAGAAGCCGACTGAGGAACAAACAGTGCAACTGGAAGCGATGCACAACGTATTGCGGCATTCCTTCGCCACCTACCACCTCGCCGCGTTCAAGGATGCCGCCAAGACTGCCGTGCTCCTTACACACCGCAACCCGACCATGCTTTATCAGTTCTACAAGGGGCGGGCTTCTGAGGCGGCGGGCAAGGCGTATTTCAAAATCATGCCGCAGAGGTTTTGAGGGAGTAATAGCCGTAACTCACGGTCAGAATCCCGATCTTCTTCATCGTGTTGATCCAACGGGCGATTGTGCGTTCGGCGGGTATTTTGTCCGGCGTCCGGCGGGCTTCTTGCAGGGCTGTTACCAGTTCGGCCCATGTCTTCTTTTCGCCGGGGCGAAGGGCGGATTCAGCGAGTTCAACCCATTCTTGACGCTTTGCATCGGCGGCGGTTGCGGCCACCTCGGCATTGGCAGAGACGTGCATTTTCAAATCATCATCCCAACGGAAACGGATGGCGTCTTTCTTGAAGATGGGCGCGCCTCTCTGTCGGTTGGACCAAACGAGGGTGATTTCGTCCTCTTTTTCCATGAGGAGGTTGGTCTGCGCCTTCCGGATAAATTGTTTTCCCAGGTGTCCGCGCGCCGTGCTGTCGGCTTTTTCACCTTCGTTGCGGTGGATTACACAAATGATCGGGCAGTCGTAGTGGATGGCGAGGCGGTGTAGCTCGGCCACTAGCTGGCTGCATTCCTCGGCGTCGTTGACGTCGTTCACGAGGTCGGCAACGCCGTCGATGATCACGGCTTGGATACCTTCGCAATCCATGTAGGCGTCATGCATTCGGATTTCGACGGCGCGGCGGGCGTCGGTTGTAGTGAAACCTGCAATACCATGCGCGTACACCCATGCGGGAACGTCTTGCAGCAAGGCGCGCTTCCTCGCCCGGTCAATGCCGTGCCAGAAGTCGTAAGGAGCCTGCTCGGTGTCGATGTAGATAAACGCTTTTCCGTCTTCGTTGCGGCCTTTGATTCCGAGTGTGTCAGCGGTGGTTTCGGACAGCGTCATTGCCGCCGCCATGCCTGCTTGCACGAATGCCGATTTACCGACCTTGGCCTGAGCAAGAATCGTGGTGAGATTGCCGGGCGTGCAAATAATGGTGTCTCCGAGTTTGAAAATGGGGCGCAGCGGTGGCGGGGGCTTGCCCATGTCAAAGGCGCACTCGCGCAGCATTCGGCGAATGCGGTCTTCGTTGCTTTCGGGTGTCCCGCCCGGCTCTGCGCCGGGCAGTTTGTCTTGGGTAGCGCCTCCGCTCTTCGGTGCGGAGGAAAGGGGGCGCCGGGTGCCGTAGCCTTGGCGGGCAAGCTCGCGTCCGGCTGCGCTGTGGTCGCCGCCGAAACTGAGGGCGGCAAGGATGCGGAAGGGGCCGTAATTGCCGGGGGGGAGGTTGGGCACACTACTGGTAAACACTTTGAGCACGCTGGGGCCTGCAACGCCAAGCGTCGCGCCGTGATGGTTAGTTACGCCGGGCCGTCTCCATTTTTCGGAATTGCCAACTTGGGTCCATCCGGCGGAGCGCAATAATTCAGGGACCATCCATGCGCCGCGTTCGTCGAAGTCGTCGCCGGGGCTGATGTCGCTGGCAGGGGGCGCGGGCTTGGGCGGTTTGGGCGGCTGCGTCGGCGTGGCAGGCTCGGGGGCTGGCGCGGGGGGCAACGGCTTGGCGTCGGGGTTGTAGTGTAGATCGGGATCGTGACTGATAAAACAGATGCGGCACACGTCCTTGCCGGATGGGTCAACGGTGATGCCGTAACGCTCGCGCATGTGATGTTCCATCGCGGCGTAGGCGTCGGCGTGGTCGCCTTCGGATGGGCACCGGAACACGGCCTTGACCCCGGTTGCGGTGGGGCTGAGGAACACGCAAAAGGCGTGGTCGTCAAAGGCCAGTGAATCGCGGGTCTGCGCGGGGTCCGGTAGGGCGTCCATGTCTGCGACAATCAGGCCGGACCGCGCCTCGATCCCGGCGATGGCACGGCGTTTGAACTGCCCGCTCCAGAGGATGCCGGGGAGCTTGAGCTTGAGGGTTTCGGCTTGGTCCGGATTGGCTCGAATCTGCGCGATGGCGTCGGCGTATTTGCCGTCGCGGATCGAGGCGACGGCATCGGCGGCCGTGATGGTCTGGCAGTCGGTGTCTGTTGCCGATTTGACGAGGGAGATTTGTGGAGAGGGTGTCACTATTAGAAATGCGGTCCGCATTGGGCATTGGCCCATGCTCTGGTATTGATGTTCCGTTCGGTTCTGGTCTTGGGGCGGTTCTCAGAATATCGACATTGAGGAAAATTCGGGCATCCATAGAACCAATCGTTGGTCTTCCGATTTACACGGCGCACCAAAAATACGGGAACAATCTCAGCAGGTTGCTCCCCGATCGGATCATGGTGCGGAAGGTAACGCACAATTTTGGTACATTCCGGGCAGGTGCGTTTACCCTCGGCACCATACACGGTCCCGCAATATGTCCATGCAGTCGTCATTGGATGTAGAAAAAGCCGAGCGCGCCTTTGCAGGGATGGAACGGGAGGGGTTGCACGTTGCGGAGCACGAAGCCGTAGCGACCGAAGAACCACATGGAGTCGGATCGGCTCACGCAGTCCACGATTTCAGCGACGCCGACGATGCCGCCGCGGGGAATGGTATCGAGGTTCGGGATGTCTCCGTCAAATTCGAGCCGTGCGAACTCGCAAGCGGACTCGTATTCATTTCGAGTGCATCCCTTCGCGGCATGGATGAGGAAGCGTCCGCGGAATCGCGTCGTCCAGTTGCGGTTCTCGATGTCTTTGCCGGCGTTGAGGATCATCCATGCCCAAGGTTGGCGGATGGAGAGAACGGGGAGGTTGAGAAGGTCGGGTGTGATCATTGTAGTGAAATTTTGGTGACTGATATACGAACGCCTCTTTCCAGAATCAGGTGTTAGACCGATCAGAGGCAGGCGCTGCTTGCTGATCGAAGTGATCGATGGCCGTGATCAGATCGGCAATCTTTTGAGCTTCGTATGCGAAGCCGCGCTTCGACAGAATTTCCGGAACGCTTGGAGTCTTCATTTTTGCGACTTCACGCGCCGCATGAATTACCTCTCGTGCTTTTGGTGTCATAGTAGTTCGGCCTGTTTGCATTTCGACACGAGGTGCTCGGCCATACAGATGGTGTCGTTGTGTGCCCCTCCGTGTGATACGAGGAGAATTTCGGAAATCCTGAAGCCATGCTTTTTCCCCATCCCGACCGTGTTCCATCCAAACGAGAGGACCGTGGCGTCGTCTGCGAGGATGGGGACGATAGCGTTTCGCACGCGCTGGTAGAGTAGCGCGGATTGTGTCTCTTTCATCCCGACCGTGAGGCCGACCGACTTGTAGCATTCGCTGATTTGTCGGGGGGAATAGGGCGGATCGAAGATCACCAGATCAGCCTTTACCCCGCGAAGCGCGAGCATCCGGAGGAACTCCTCAGCGTCCATGTGATGCTCTGCCTCGGTTTCGGGATTGAGGTCGTTGGTATGCGTTGCCCAACGCTTATTGCGAGCAAAGGGATCGACCGAGCAACGCGATGCGGCGAGGTAGCTGCGCACGAAGTCGCCGATCGGGGGGACACTGAATGTGTCTCCGTTCGGCATCGCCCATGTTCGTGTGAATTTCATTGTATTCAAAAGTCTAACCAAGTCTCCTCAGCCGAGCTTCGCCGGCTGGTTTCCGGTGTTGTCCGAATCGGAATCTTTCTCGCGCTCCATCTGGTCTATAACCATTGCCATGCTAATGCTCATGTGACCAAGACACAGCACTACGAGGACGCCGAAGAGGTTGGCTTTTGCGACGATGCCCCCACCAGCCAACATGAAAAAAGCGTAACCCACAAAGCGGAAGACCGCTTCGCCGAGATAGAGGAACAAGCCCGGCCAACCATTCGCGGGAGGCAACGCCTCTGGCTTTTGTTGTGTTTCGTTATCCATTGGTGCGTGCCTCCGCTGGTGTGTTCAGCCGTTCGGGTCTTGGCCCTCTTCGACTCCGTTAAATTCGTCTTCCTCGCGCTTTACGCAGGCTTTGCATTTCCGCACGCGGTCCGGCTCCGGGACGTACCCCGTTTCATCCATGGCCTCCTCGTCCATCTGGTTGTAGGGGCTCGTCTCGATCACCATGTCGCGGATCGGGAACTCTTCGGCGCACATCCAGCAGTAGCTTTTCCCTGTCGATTTTGCGTCCTCCGCCATCATGCGCAGCTCGCCGGCCGGGATCTCTTCGGCGGCCCGCTCTTCGGGCATGCCATGGGCGCGTTTCCACGCGGTCAGTTTTTCGTCGTAGGTGTCCATTGTCGTGAGGTTATTTTCGGAGGCTGAACCAGACGCCCGGGCCGGGTTCGCTGGCCTCGGTGTTACGCTCCTTCTTGTTGCGCATCTCTGCTGCGGTCTCCTTTGACCAAATATTCCAGTCGTAGGCATTGGCCTCGGGAGAGGCCTCCGCCGTAACATGGTGCCCATTCGGGCATGCGAGCTTTCCGTATCTGTGATTTACAGCGGGCCACCAAACAGGTTTCTCGCGGCACTTCGGGCATAGCCGAAGATGTGCAGAACCAGCCAGTGGAAACAATTCGCTAGCGCTCATGTTTCACCTCCGGGTTCTCTGTGCCTGCCGCAAAGTCTTCAGCGGGTAGCCATCGGTTTCGGATTTGGCCCCAGACGCCGTTGACATTCACGCGCGTTCCGGGCGCGAGAGTGGCCGGTCGAATCAGGATGCAGTCGCCCCACTTCATAGAGCGAAGACGCGTGCCACGGCGCAGAGAACCACCTGCCAGAGCACAACGCGATTGCGCTCGGTTTTGCTGCTGGGCGTTATTCATCGCGTGGCTCATCAGGAACGTTAGGCCGAAGGGCGATGGCAGCATCGACCGCGAAGCGCACCGCACCGCGATCCGCCATGCCGCGTTTTTTAGCCTCGCCATAGGCGCGCTCGTAAGTGCGCGCCTCTTCCTCGGCGGATGCCTGATCGAGCCCGGCGGCTCCGTAGCTGTCCGCCATCCAATCCATGCGGGCCGAGTCCTTAACGGCGGCCGCGAGGTCGCGGACCAACCCGCGGATGGTGCGTGCCACCTCCATGTCTTCTGCCGCCGACTCCTGATCTCCGAAGTCGGCACAGCTCTGCGCGCTCATCTCGTATTCGTCCGCGATTTCCAGCGGGGGGCGGGGGATATGTTTGCTCATTGTATTCGTTTATTGGTTACGGGCCTAACCATGCGCCGCAGAGAATCCGGCCAAGCGTCACGGGTAGGCGGAGGGTTCAGGTTTTCGGGCCGGATTCTCTGGCCTGATTGTTACGCGGAGTCTAGGGGCGCGAAACTGGCAACCGGTGCCGGGGCAAATGGTCCATCCCTCGTGGTCTCCATTGAGCCACGGTGTCCAACCGCATGCGTCGCGGTAGCGGTATTGGTAGCCGACGCGACGCTTCTGACCGGGGCGAAGCCGCACGTATTTTCTTGGCTTCGCTGCTGTCTCACGCTCCCACCCGTCGCACTTGCGCAGCATCACACGGAGCGTCTTGGTTTCGGCAGCAACGGAGTCGTCTTCATTCATGATCGTCCAGCGGCGCGGGCCACATGCGACAATGTTGTAGCCGCGATAGTTGTAGAACCCGCGCTTGATCTTGAAGGGCTTGTGTTTCGTTTTCATAGGCTAACCATGTAATTGAGGAGTGGCTACGCCCTCCGCATTCGGTGTGTTGAGCGGACGAAAAACCAAGGGGTTGATGTCGTGAAGGGTTGCGAGCAGTGTATCCGCAGGAGTGCGCAGGTTCCATTCCTCGCTCTCGCGCTCACATGACATGTTTACCATGCAGCGCGGACTCTCCGGTGTGGAATCGACATGGGCCTTGACCGACATTATCCGCCGTGCGTCGATGTGGAGCGGGAACCCATCCCATCCTGTAACGAGAATAAAGGGTGATTGTGGATTTACTGGTTGCATTGTGAGACGGAGATATTAACGCCGGGATGTAGCTGGATGGTGGATACGTAGCTCTTGCAGACTGCGAGGCTGGCAACCTGCTGATCGTCCCCCCACCAGCCGCCTAGCTGCGTCATGGCGTCCAAAACTGCTTTGGCGAGGTTGTCACAATCGGGCTTGGCGATGTGGTAGGAGGGGGCGTCGTCCCGCATGAGGTGTGCATTTTTCCCGGTGCGGAAATGGGCTTTGGGGCGCGGGAAGAAGAAATGCAGCCTGACGCGAACGGGGTCGGTGTAAGGTTGAGCTGGTGTGAGCGATTTGGCCGCAACGGCGATGCGGGACTTCCAGCCCTCGGCGGTCCCGGCGTCGAATACACGAGCAACGAATTTGTTCCCAACGCGCCGGGCGAAGGCGCGGGGGCGAGGCTGGCCCTTCGGGTCGCCTGAGACAAAAAAAACGATTGGTTTATTCATGGATATTAACGAGTTGTTTTTCTTTTCGGTTCCACTTCGCATCCAAAAATTTAGATGCTTCCTCAAAAGTGGCGGTGGCGGGACGGGGATGGCCCATGCGGATGAGCCAGCGGAGTTGCTTGGGCGTCGCCAATCCGTGGATACGGCGGGCGCTGAGGCGGTCGAAAATCTGCGAGGCGAGTCCCTTGCTGGTGATGGTTTCGGGGGCGAATCCCATCTTCTCCAGTGCCGCAAGTTGCGCCGTGCTCGGCTTGGTCATTTCCCAACCGGCCTCGGGCTCGTAACCGGCAAGGGCGTCGTCGCCGATGGATAGGGCGAACTCGATGGCATCGACCGTCCGGGCTTTTTTCTTGGCGGCTTCGGCGAGCTTTTCCCGCATCCGTTTCTCGCGGTCGGCGACGCCGCGGGCCTCGGCCTCAAACAGGTCAATCTGTCCACCCTCGGCCAGATGCTTTTCGATGTCGGCGGCTTCCTCGGCGGTGCGAGCGATCAGGCGCGAGGGGCGGATGAGGCCGAGGCCGGTTTCTGACAGGTAAAGCGGATCGAGCAAGAGGAGGTCTGTCTTTCCGGGGTGGATACGGGTGCCGCGCCCGACCATTTGAGAGTAGAGGACAAAGGATTTGGTCGGGCGGAAGATGCTGACGCAATCGACGTCAGGCTGATCCCAGCCAGTCGTCAGGAGAGACGCGTTGCTGATGATGTCGTAATCCCGGCGGGCGAAGGCATCGAGTCCGGCGCGGTCCTCTCCGTCCGCGTGGACGGCACGCAGGCCGATGGCGTTGCAGGCGGCGACGAAATTGCGGCTGGTCTCGCGTAGCGGAAGAAAGGCGACGGTGCGGCGGTCCCGGGCGTGCTCGGCGACGATGCGGGCCAGTGTGTCAATGTGGGGATTGAGCGCGGCACCAAGATCAGTGTCGGCGAAGTCACCTTTGACCGTCCGGATTTTGGTGAAATCAATCTCCGGCGCCGGGACTGACTTGATCGTGATGCGCGACAGCCATCCTTCGTTGATGAGGCGGATCAGGCCGGCGTCGCAGTCGGCTATGGCCTGATAGTAGTTACCAAGCTCCTGTTTGTCGGATCGGAACGGCGTGGCCGTGATACCGAGCGTTTGCGCGGTGGTGAAATGGGGAAGAACGCTCTGCGCCTGTCCGCCAAGGGTGTTGCGGTGGGCTTCATCTACGATAACGAGGTAAAAGTAATTTTGGGGCCAACCTTTGAGACGGCGGGCAATGCTTTGCGTAGTGGCGACGACGATACGGTCTCCAAGTTGCGCATGACTGTCTGCCATTTCGACGGCGGCGGGCTCGCCGGTCCAGTTGGTGAGGGATTTTGCCGCCTGCCAGACAAGTTGCTTGGCGTCGGCGAGAAAGAGGACGGGGCCAAGGGGGAGGGTTAGGCGGGTGATCTCGCCTGCCATGACGGTCTTGCCCGCGCCTGTGGCGGCCACGCCTAGCACGCGGTCAAATTCGATCAGCGAGGCAAGGGCCGCGCTGACAAATTCAGTTTGATAGGGACGCAGTTGGCGCGCCCTTATCGTCTGAACCGGGAACATGTCGGCTTGGACGGGCATGGATCAGAGCCAGTCGGGTTTTGTGGCCGAGTCGTGTTCCTCGCATTTGATAGGCATCAGGAGCCCGAAAAAGTCTTCGTTGTTCGGTATCCGTATGGCGTTGACGATGGGCTTTCCATTGCCGTGTTTGCCGTAGCCGGTGATGAGCAAATGCGCTCCAACGTTGGGAGAGAGCATGGCGGCGGCCCGGCAAAAATCGCGCATCAGGAATCCGGAAACGGAGATGACAGATTTATTGGTTTGGCCTTTGTCCAGATCAGCGAGCGTGCTTTTCCAAAATGGAAATTGCTTCAATTCCTTTCCCGATGTCGCGAGAAAGGTGATACCGTTCGGCATCGTCATGGAAACCGTCTTGCCGTCGAATGTGAGGACGGCGTCTGGATTGGCGGCGGCGTAGCTGGGGATTTCGTCGTCCTCCAATTCGTAGGCCAGCGTTTCGTAAGCGCGGGCCTTGATGGTGATGTCGGCGCGGTCGATCAGTGGAAGCGGGATGCTGAATGATTCGAACTCGGGCAGATTGTCGCTGACCTGATGACGAATGATGGCGATGCGCTTTCCATCGGTGGCGACAAGAAGGATTTTTTTCGCGTCTTGGCGTTCGACGCGGACAACATTGAGGATGTAGCGGCATTCGTCGTGGCTGGCGAACAACGCAGCGGCGGCGAGTTTAAGAAATGGGATGGTGAATGAGATCATGGTAATGGTGCCGGGGATACCGCCCCGGCTCGGTTTGGCGGGTTTCAGAACGGAACGTCTTCGTCGGCGATGCTGGCGGGAGGGGGCGTTTGTCTTGTGGGCGGTCGGGCCGGAGTCGGGCGGGGGGTGTTGCCCGTGGCATGAGGCAGCATCTTTGTGCGCTGGGTCATATCGCGGAGAAACGCAGCCTGATTGCTGATCGGTTTTGGAGCCTTCGTGCCGCCGCCTTCGGTGTTGATGTAGCGGACTTTGAGGCGGTCTTTCCCATCGTATTGCTCGAACTCGGTAACGATGGAGCAACGCTTGCCGTCGATCTGCGAGGGCCATTTTTCGGCGTCGTTGTCGATGCCGAATACCTCGCGCAGATTTTGGACGGTGTATTCAAATGCGGCTGGCGTGAGATAGCGCCAGGCGGTGATTGTCTCATGTTCGTCCGTGGTGAACGTGATCTGGATGAATTCGGAACCGGTGTCAGACTGGCCGAATTGCGTGTTGGATGCAGTGGCCGGAAACTGGCCTTTTTCTTGTAGTGCTTTCATGGATTTAGCGGATGATGGTTTTGACGTCCTCGAAAATGCGGAGGCCGGGGATGGATTGGGTTTTCTTGAGCGCGGCGCGGATGGCCGTCTTGTCGGGCGTGAGCGTCACGAGGTCGGGGCGGGCGGCGAACAGGGCGTTGATGTCGGTCAACTCCCATGCCCACGTTTTTTTGAGGGCGGTTCCCTCGATCTTCGGCGCGGCAACGTTGGCGATTTCTTGCCGTGCCTCGGCAACTCGCTGCGTGCCGGTTTCGACCGCCTGCTGAACCTCGGCTGAGTTCTCGCCGTGCTCGAACGCGGCGGCCTCGATTTTGCGCTCTTCCTCGTCGCGGATTCTGGCTGCGGCTTCCTGCGCTTCGCGCTCGGCTTTGGCGTGCTCTTCGCGCTTGGCCTGCTGGTAGGCTCCAAGGATGCGAGAGAGGCGGTCTTTCTCGTTGGTGAGTGGTCCGGCGTAGCTTTTTGCCACCTCCTGAATCTTCCCGGCGAGTTCGTCAACAGGGGTCTTCACGAGCTTGCGGGCGGCTTCGCAACTGGCGAGGCTGGTGGCGATGTCTTTCAGGATCGCGGCGGCGGCTCCGGCAGTGATTTCGTCGGTAATGGTGATGATGCCGGCGGCCTCGGCAACGAGAGCATTGCGGGCTTTGATTGCCTCGGCGGTGAGGCTGGGGGCCTGATAGCTCAGGCCGGGGATGGTGATGAGTTCCATTGTTGTATTGGTTATTCGGTTACGCGGGGGCGTTATGCGCCCCGCTGGTTGTGGTGGGCTAGGCGGCGGGGATGGTGGCGGGATCGATGCTGGCACCGCGCGCAAAACGGGCGGGCGCATCTTTGATTTTGTCGCAACGGTCCGGGGGCAGATCGCGGAAGGTCTTCCCCGCTTCGATCCATTTTACGGATACAAGAAAGGTATTAACTGCGGCTTCGTTGGCCTCCAGCCAACGAAGCAAATTGCCCCACGGGTAGGCGGGCGCGGCGGGCTTGGACGCGGGGGGAGCAAGCTTTGCTTTTTCTTCCTCGCATCGGTCAAGTATCGTCTCCGCTTGTTTAGTGGTGAGGAGGTCAAGGGCCGTCTCTTTGTAGTGTTCCAATGCCTTGCTGATGAGATCGCGCAGCGGAGTGTAATCAGCGGCATATTTGCGTAGCGCGTAAAGTTGGTCCGCCGTGATGGGGGACGGGGGGGGGGGAGGCTCCGGTGTCGCGGGGGGCGGTGTCGGCGTCGTGGCTGGGGTAGTGACTTTGCCGGTGAAGATCGGCAACAGGTGGGCGGCTTCGGCGGTGAGAACGGGATCGAGGCCGAAGCGGTTTTTGGCGATCCATGCCGCAGACGGCGACGTAAACAACACGCGCTCGTCGCCGCCGACTCCGCGCATGCGGCCATCTTTGCCTTTCTGGACCTGCACGTCGTAGTTGAGGAACAGGATCATCGACGCCCATTCCTTGAGCCGTTCGGAATTTTTCGGATCGAGCTTGAGAGAAAAAGTGTCGTAGGCGGCGGGCTGGCCGGGGAGCGCAATCTTCTGCGTGACACTGTGGGCGAGGATAACGACGTGCATTCCGGTGGTGGCGATGGCGTCGAGGTCGGCAAGGAAGCGGGACCATGCTTCGCGGAGGTATGTCCAGCCCTTGCCGTATCCGACATCCTCGATGTTTTTTACCTTTTGCGCGGCGAGGGTCTCTTCGGTGATCAGGGTTTCGACCCAGTCGCCAGTGTCGATGACGAGGGTCTCAAAACCCTGTCGGTCCTTGCGGATTTCGGCGATGGTGGAGCGGAGTCCGGCGGCGGTGGAGACCGGCACGCGGGCGACGTCGAGTTGCGCGGTGCCGTCCTCCGCGTCGATGAAGAGCGGCTTGGGCAGACCGGCGCCAAGCGTCGTCTTGCCGACGCCGGGGGGGCCGTAGATCACGGCCTTGATGGGCTTTTTCTGAATGCCCTTGATGATGTTGAGTGCCATTGTGTGTAGTGGGTTTGTGGTTACGGTTGGGCCATTACTGGCCGTTTTTGTTGTCTTCTGGATCGGAGAGGCCGTCGCCGTCCGCATCGCAACCGACCACGCCGTTGCGGCTGGCGCGGCGGGGCTTGCTGGGCTTTTCGTCGGCGGACGTCTGCACGGCAGGCGGAACAACGCCGGTCTTGCGCAGGGCGTCGGAGACGGCTTTGCCGCCGGGACGGGGGGCCTCCTCGATCCACTGGAGGAAGAGGGAGAGGATGTCGCCGATGCCGGAGAGGTCATCGATGCCGGCCTCGATGTTTTCGGGCGAGGGGTCGAGCGTGCCGAACGGATAGTAGATTTCGCGGAGGTATTCCGCGAACTTGCCCGATGTTTCAGCGTCGAAGATGGCGGAGCCGAGCACCGCATCGCCGACCTCGGGCCACGGTTCAAGGGGGAGTTCTGCGGCGGGCGCGGGTTTTTCCGGCGCGGGAACGGACACCGTCTCCGCCAGCGTCTTGATGCCGCGTTCGCGCAGCTCGCGGGCCAGCACGCGGGAGCCGGGGCGGGGCAACTCTTCGAGCCATTGCAGGAACTCGGCACGGTTGGTCTCGGGCTTCGCAATGATCTCTTCGACCATTTCTGAAATCAGGTCGCCAGTGACGGAGAAAACGCGGTGGAGCCACGACGCGAACTCGTAACAGCGGGCGGTGGAAAACGCTTCGCTGGTGTAGTGCTCGCGGAATTTTTTTGACTTCACGCCGGGGGCAGAACCAGTGGGCGGAGCTATGTCGGCGGGCAGTTGCGGGAGAGCGCCAGCGTCTCCGGTCACGGCCTTCGCAACGGCCTGCGTTGCGGCCTCGGCGTCGATGGTTGCCATGACGTGCTGTGTGTCGTTGCCGTCCATGACTTCATCACGGATGACTTCTCCCGTATCGACGCGGCGAAGGGTTTTGCGTCCCTTCTTGGGCGTGTCGTAAGTCCAGAAACAGAGAGTCTTTCGCATCTCGTATTTGGTCCGCAACTTCTCGTGGTCGAGTTCGATTTCGGCAGCGAGCGCTTCGATCCGGTTCTTGTAATCCTTTTTGATCCGCTCGAGTTCGGACCCGAGTTGGGTTTTTTTCAGTCCGTTATCACCGGCGTTTTCGCCGATTTTCACGAGGTCATCGCTGGTGAGCGTGACCCGGCACATTTCTTCTACTTCGTTGTATTTCATTGGTGGTGGTGGGTTGGGAAATTCAGATGCGGCCATCAGCCATCTGGCGGAGGCGCTCCCGCTTTTCGCGGTACCAGAGTGTGGAGCGGTGCACACCGGCGACTTTGGCTTGCTGTGCGCGGCTTTCTTTCCGCAGTAGTGTGCGGAGCAAGACGCCCTCGATGCGGGAAAACTTGCGATTGAGTTCGCGGAGTTCGTGGCCGATGTCGGCGGGCGGTTCGGTGTTGGGTGGCGTTGGCATATAGGCAAAGCAGTGGCTTGGCGGGGGTGTCCCCCGCTTGTTTTCAGTGGTGGTTAAATGGGAGGTTTAGCGGTGGCGGCGGAGGTCGATAGTGCCGAGGTTGGGGCGCTTTGGCGTGCGTATCAGAAGTGCCAATACGCAGGCAAAAACGATGATGCCAGCGGCGGCGGCAAGGAGGTGGGAAATTACGGGGTGCATGTCAGATGTCATGGCGCGGATGGGTGAAGGTGGCTGCCCGATGGGGTGTTGCATGCGCGGGCGTTGACGCCGGCCTCTTTGTGTAGTTCCCAGCGGATGTGATCCCACTTTTCGGGATGAGGGTATTCGGTGGAATCGGCGGCTTGGAGGGCATCGAGCAAAACCTCCAGTTCGGCCTGCGTAAAGTTGTCGAAGCGGTTGTTCATATGAGGTTCCAGTCGGTTTCTTCGGAAAGTGGGATGCGGTAGGGTTTCCCACCGGGGAGTGTTTTGATGGCTTTTCTTTTGCAGCGGGCCGTAATGAAATCTTCGTTACGTCCAACGACGGCGGCAAATTCCTTGGCTGTGAACCAGCCTCTGGTGTGAGCGGCTTGGCGGCAAAAGGCGGCGGCGGTGGCATCGGCGGGCATCTTGGGGATGACCTCTAACTTGTCGGCAATACGCCGCATAAGTTGGCGGTCGGCGTCGGTCATGCGGCGGCTTGTTTGCGGGCGACATCAAGAAGGCTGTCTTTGTGAGATACCTCGTAACTGAGAAATTCGCGTATAGCCTCGCTGAGCGAAAGCCCAGTCTTTGCGAATTTTTTGCGAGCGATGCGGGTTAAGTCATCGGGCAGGTAAATATTAGTCGGTCGGCCTTTGCGCGGCATTGGCACTCGCCAGTTAGTTCGAGATTGGGTCATGTGGAGCATTTAAGTGTGTAGCTTTGTGTGTGTAAAGTTATTTTTGACACAAGGCATATCAATGCGCATAAACGTGTGTATGGCAAAAAACACACAAACATATGAAGATAAGAAAGATAGGATAAATATAATGCTTTCTCCTTCTTCTCGAAAAAAAGCAGACGACGCGGTAATTCGCCTTGGACTCCGTAGCCTTTCGGATTATGTTGGAAGGCTAATTGAGCGCGATTTTGTGGATGCTTATGAAAGCCGGGCAAGGCTGTTTAAGTTCATCTCTGGTAGGATATTTCTCCTTTGCCCAGTGGACCCTAGTCATCCGAACTGGAAGGCTAGCACAATCAAAGATCGAATTTTGGTACGCGCCAGTAACGAACAAGAAGCGAGAGCGTTTGCTACTACGCAAACGTCGATATCTGTGAAAATCCTCCCGAACGAGGAAACTGTTTATAACCCATGGGATTATACAAATCACGCTACTTGCGTGGATGTTACAGATAGTGCCAATGTTCCGCAAGAGGGTATGTCTGGAATCATTAAGGTTCTAAAAATGAAGCCTCTTGCGGACAAAGTTTCAGATCGAATCAAGAAACCTCTCGATAAGCGAACTCATGATGCCAATGACGCCTGAAGGCGTTTTTTCTGTTTTGGGGCGTCATTTTCCAGAGAGTATCGAAAGCAGTTGCCCAATAATGGGGCCGCTTTGCCTTTGGCGTTTTTTCCAGAAGCAACAAAACTGCTGCTTTTTCGTAATCTTCTTCGATCCAGTTGCATGGTTCTTGGTCCATGCAAGGGGCGTAATGAAAACGGGTTAAGGGTAAACAATTCCGCTCATATCTCGTGTTCCCAGTTTTCGCTCGATTGATTCGATGCGGAATTGATTTCGTTCGTTTGCCTTTTTCAATGCGGAAATTTCTTCTGGGGCGATGGCTGGACGTTTTGCCTCTAAGATTAGTATTCGATCATGATCCTCTATTTGACTAACAGCCGCACGCAAAAGAGTTTGGTCCTGTATCATGCTTTTTTCGATAGCATTTAGTCGAGCTTGGTTTTGCCCAATCATTTCAGCCAGACTGTGGATGTGCTGGTTGGTCTTATCGGCTTCCTGCGAAAATTTAGTTTCTCTTTCTATTCGTTCTTGTTGTGATTCGGAGGAGGATCGAGCCACCTGAGTGATTTGATTCCGTGCTTTTGCCAGGTCTTCTTGAGTAATTTTGATTTGCTCTGTTAAGTCTTGGACTTGGGTTTCTAAGTGCGAAATTCGGCGGTCGCATCCAACAAACATCACGGCGGCAAGCAGGCAAGCGAGGGAGGAAAGCGTTTTCATGTGTTCGGCTTTATGCGGACACAAAAAAGCCCGCAACGGTGAAGTTGCGGGCTGGCTCCGTCATCCCTGCCAGCGTGGGGCCGGCGGTCGGGAGGCTACCAGTCAGCATCTGCGAGGCCCAACGCAGCGGTTGCCTCGCGGGCGCGGATGTCATCCCGGAGGCGCTGGGCTTTTCCGCTCTCGGCGTGGTAGGCTTTGCGTTCGTCGGGAAAGTAGGCGATTTCGTCGCCCTTACGGATGGGCTTGCCCGTTTCCGGGCAAGTGGATGCGAAACGGGCCGGCATGATACGGGGCGGTTTGTAGGCAAAGCGGCTCATGATGTTGTCAGTGTTTGAGTGCTTCGAGGACGGTGCCGATGTAGCCGCGATGGGCGGCCTTGATGAGACCTTCGACGGCGGTCTGATTCTCGGCATCGAGGCCGTGTCCGGCGGTATCGAGGTAGGTCCAAAGGGCATCGGCGGCGACTTGGCCGTGTTCGCTCTGGCGGAGTTGGTTGACGAGATGTTGGATGGCTTTTTGTGGTGTCATGGCGTGGATGGGTTGATTTTTGCGAATGTGGCTCCGGGGGTAGGTGTCCGGGTGATCATTCCCGTCCCTCCGCTTTGGCGATGGCTTTGCCTGCCCGCACAACGGTGTAGGCGTGTGAATTGTGCCCGACTGTGAGGAGATCGAGGCATTCCTTGAGCGCGGCCAACAGTTCCGGCGCGGCGGCGATGAGGCGGGCGTTGGCTCCCTGTTCCTGCACTAATGCTGATTCTTCCTCGGCATTGATGCGGGCGATGCGGTGATAATATGAGTTATCCGCAATAATTTCTAACTCGGTCAAAAAATCGCCGGTATAATCTTCGCGGACCTTCCAAGGGCCGGGCGTGTGTGATATTTTGTTGGTCGGGTTCATAACTTTATTTGTTCGTCGTTAACGACTTAAGGTTATTTCAGCCTTCCAAAATGGCAAGAACAAAATGCGAGAATGTTTTTCATATCAATTTGTATTCCAAGTGGTTGCGCCGTTTTTGCTTTCTTTTTTAGTTCCCCTAGCGGGGTTCGGGGCCGGCAATGAGGCCCCGTGACGTGAGCGAAGCGAACGCCCGAACCGGCCTTACCCCCGACGCGAAGCGCGGGCCGGTTCGCAGTGGAGTGGGGTTTGACACGTTATGACGGATTTTCCGTCAGATCGTGGGCTTGGGGATACTGCGAAGTTGTTTTGAGGAAATTAGCCGCCAGTCGCGGCAATCACTTCCGCGGAAGCGGGCGTTGTGATTGCCACGATGGGCGGCGCAGAGGCGACGTCCGTCCCCTCATCCCGGCTGTCAGTTTATCTTAGATGCCAGGTGATATTCGCAATGGGGGCAACGTCGTCAGCACGTCAGTGTGCGCGGAGCGCAAATTTGTAAGTCGTTGCAAAAGTCACTGCGTGAATAATTTTTCATGCAACTGACATTGCCCGGTGTCAGTTGTTGGATTTTTGGATACACAAATTTAGTTCACTGACATTTTTCTTTTTCGGCTTTAGATTATCGCAACATATTGGAAGCGATGCGGTTCTATTGTTTTACTGACAACTGACATTCCACTGACATTTAACTGCCATGTCATCCTACTGACATACTGACATGCAGCCCCCTATATAGGGGGGCTGCTGTGTCAGTGGTTTTGAATGTCTGCTGATCTGCGTCCGGTTGAAGATCGTAATTTGAAATCAAAAGGCCAGCGCGTGAGCGCTGGCCGGTGTGTGTGTTTGGGGTTCATACGCGCTTGGGACCGTGGAGTCATCGACCGCTGTTGATGGAGCTAACAACTCGCTGTTGTCGTGGTTGAGAGGCGGTTTTTACGTCAATTTGGCTGGTTCTAGGTTTGGCTGGGTTCAGATGGGTTTTGGTGGGTTTGTGAAACTTGACGGTGTTGTGATGAGGGCGGTTGCTGGATACATGAGCGAACCGGCAAATGTATCCCAAGGCAGTGCGTACGAGCGGTTGATCGTCGTGCTGCGCGGTCTGGAAAAGGCGGGGTTTATTTTGGGTCAAAATGAGGTTACGGCGCGCGGGGCTGTCAGTTCAGGCCCCGGACGCTTCCTGGTTAGCCTTGAAGTTTTCTCCCCCCCATCGAATCCCGATGGACTTGTCGGGGGTGAGGTATTTGGTGGAGTTGGTCCACCCGACAAGGAAGATAAGCGTGTTTCCGAGGGTTTGGGTTCCAAGGAAAGCGGCGTTGCTGCCGTTGTTTTCGAGAAAGGCGTTAACGGCGGAGAGACTGTCGGTAATGCCGACAGCGGTAATAGTTTTGTTGGTCATAGCACTTCCGACAAAAGCGCAGCCGGGCGCGTCGGCAATGCCGGAAGCCCGGCAAGCGGGGAGGGTTCTGTCTGATGCCGAACAACCCATATACCCGGAAACGAGGCTCGCCGAAGAGCTACATGCGTAAGGCAACGCTTGGGCAGGCGCGTGATGCGGCTGCGGTGGCAGTATCGACGGCAGCGGCTGCGGTGAGCGGTACCGGCGGGACGGTCAAGAAGGACGGTGAGGATGGGGTGAATGGTTGGAGTCCTGTGTTGGGGGTGTCTGTGGACGGGGAGAGGCGTGTATTGCGGTTGGTAACGTGGATTGGAGGGAGCGGGGAGATGCCAGGCCATGCCGGGGAGTATATTGGGGCGGACGGCTACGTGGCTGCGATTGGTGAGGGTGTTGATATTCGCGGGCCGGCTGGGGAGGTGGCGCCGTGAAGAAGAAAGTTCCCAAGCTGACGTTGCCTGTGGTGAAGCCGTTGAAGCCGCGTGCGCAGAAGCGCACGCGAGAGCAGAAGCAAGACGTGGTGGAGTCGCGTGTGACGAACAAGGTCATGACGCGAGAGCAGAAGCGACGCTGGCTTTATCGTATCGTGCATTCAGCGCGTTCGACGCCGGACGAGAAGATCAAGGCGATCAATGTTGATAATCGCATGTCGGGGGACGAGGCACCGCAAAAGCATGATGTGCGAATTTCGGAAGGCTTTTGGGATTTTGCCAAATCAGGGGACACGAACAGATGAGGCGCGAAGACATTCCAGAACGGTTCCTGACTGCTCACGGTCGCCTCTCAAACGGATTTTACCGCATCCGCGATGACAAGGGTGTGTCGATACCGTTTTATCCGAACGTGACGCAGCAAAAGCTGCTGAAGGCGATTTACGAGGACAAGCGTAAGCGGATCGTGCTGCCAAAGGCGCGCAAGCTGGGGTGCTCGACGTGCATGAGTCTGGTCATTTTGGATACGATGAACGTTCGTCCAAACACGGAGGGGGCGATTATCGACATGTCGGAGGGTGATGCGGGCAAGAAACTCCAGCACATGGTGACGTTTGCCCATGAGGAGATGGGGCGTCTGAGTCCTGAGCTGCAAATCCCGACGCTGCGTTCCTCGGGCACGGAACTGGCGTTAGATAATGGTTCGTTCTGTCTGGCGTCGGCTTCGTCGCGTGGTGGCACGCCGCAAGTCATGCTCATTTCAGAGCTGGGCAAGATCGCGCACCACGATCCAAAGCGTGCGGAAGAAATCCAGACCGGCGCGATCCCTTCGGTGCCGACATCCGGGCTGGTTGTGGTGGAGTCAACGGCGATGGGCCGCAGCCGGGGCAAGACGCGGAATTATTTCCACGATATCGTGACTCGCGCACAGGAGTTGCCGGATGCGTCGAGAACGGATTTGGATTGGACGTTGGTGTTTGGCGGCTGGTGTGAGGATGCCCGCAACGTGATGGCCGGGCCTCCGGATCGGGTGAGCGGCGAGGTGAACGCTTATCTCGATGAGATTTCGCAACAGATCAGGCGTCCGCTTTCGCTGGAACAACGCATTTGGTATCAGGTGAAGGCGTTCGAGGGCGCGGGATTGAACTGTTTCCGCGAGTTTCCGAGCACGGTTGACGAGTGTTTCAAGGCTCCAATCGAGGGGGCGATTTATGGCGATGTCATCGCGAAGATTCGCGCCAATGGGCAGATTTATCCGTTCCAGTGGGACAGGACTTTCCCGGTTTACACGTCATGGGACATTGGGCACAGCGACACAACGGACATTTGGTGGTTCCAGCTTCGCGGCAACCGGATGGACTGGATCAAGCATGTGACGTTGGAGCGTTCGTCAGCTGCGCAGGCGGCGAATGTAATCAGGTCTGCCGGGATTCCGGTGGCGTATCATTACCTGCCTCATGACGCGGAAGCCGGCCACGCGAACACGGGCACGTCGTATATCACTGAGCTGAAGAAGGCGGGGCTGCAAAATCTGCGCGTTGTGCGCCGGACGCATGACATTTGGATCGGGATCAACCAGCTCCGCGACTTGCTGATGCGTTCACAATTCAACCTCGCCGGGTGCGGCGATGGGCTGGCCGCGCTGGAGGTGTATCACACGAAGCCGGTTTCGTCGTCGGGCATTCTCTCCGATGAGCCGGTGCATGATGCCAGTTCGCATCCGTCCGACGCCGCTCGCACGGCGGCGGAGGCGATCAACCTTGGGATGGTGTCGGATTCGTCGGCAATCAGCCAGCAACAGCAGCGCCAGCAACAGCGTCGGCAGACGGCAATTTCGCCGTGGGAGGGATTCAGGCTGTGAAACCGTTCGAGGAAGCCGCTTTGGTTTACGGCCGTGAGCCGTGCGCGCGTCTATTTGAAGATGATTTGGCCCTGCATTTCCGACACGGCTACGTGTTCAACGCACCCGATTATTTCGTGATGGGACGTTCGGTGCCGCGTTGCGCGCTGCACTTGCAGATTGTTGACCCAAACTACTCTTGGCCGGACTGCGTCTGCGATTGCTGGCACTTGTATTTGTTCGCCGGAGACATGCGGGCGGCGCTGTCGATGTTCCCCTACCCTCTTCCCTGGGCCTCTTTCGAGCGCAACAACAAGCTCCGCTTTTATCCTTTCGACCGACTCAACCAACTGATCTCCAAATTATGAATACAGCACTCATCACCAATCCGCCGCGCATCCTTCGTCATGCCTTCCGTCACAAGGGCGGCGGCACACCAGCCATGCCCGCGCCTGCCGCGCCGCCCCCGGCGGCGACGGCAACAGAAGTCCAGTTGCAGCGTCGGGACACGTTGAAGGACGCCGCCCGAAAGAAGGGCATCCAGTCAACGATTCTCGCCGGCGCTGGTGACAGTGCGCCCGGCTCCGGCAAGGGCTCGGCAACCGTCCTCGGAGGTGCGTAACATGTCCAATACCGAGACCAACAAACTGGCGGAGGATTTGATTGGCCGATACGAGGCCGGTCTTTCGCGTCAGGCCAACTGGCGTTCACGCTGGCACGATGCCGCCCGCTACATCCTGCCGTCGAAAGGCGACATTCTCAGCATGGGGGACAAGCACGGTGGCGAGGCGCAGACGACGGACATCTATGACTCCACCGCCAATGAATCGGCGCTGGTTTACGCCGCCGGTCTCCTGTCCTCCCTTGTCCCGGCGGGAGAACTCTGGTTCCGCTTTTCGGCGCGTCCGGGTGCGTCCGCGCCCGTGGTCGAATGGTTTGACGATTGCACGCACCGCGCAGCCGCCGCCCTCCATGCCAGCAATTTTTACCTCGGCATCCATGAAGATTTCATGGACATGGCGGGATTCTCGATCGCGTCACTGTTCTGTGAAGAGGGCGCGGCCTTGCGTGGTCAGCGTGGGGGGCTGCTCAACTTTACGAACGTGCCCGTTGGCACGTTCGTGATCGAGGAGGATGCGGAAGGTCTGGTTGACACCGTCTTTCGTGAGTTCCGGTTTACCGCCCGCCAGTGCGCGCAGAAATGGGGTGAGGACAAACTTTCGAAGCCGATGCTGGACGCGCTTAATTCGAAAACGGCGTCGGATCGGGACAAGCGTTTCCAGATCATCCATGCGGTGTATCCGCGCCGGGATGGAAAGCAGGGACCGGGGATCGGCAAGAAGCGCCCGATTGCCTCGGTGTACGTGGACAAACAGGCAATTCATGTGATCGAAGAGGGCGGTTTTTACGAGATGCCGATTGCCGTTGCCCGCCTGTTGCGAGGCAACAACGAGATTTACGGGCGCGGGCCGGGAGATCAGGTCATGCCTGAAATCAAGCTCGTGAACCGGATGGAGCGCGACCTGTTGCTGTCTCTGGAGCAACAGGTGAATCCGCCTTGGCTGGCTCCGCAGGACTCTTCGTGGCGTCCGGACAATCGACCCGGCGGCGTATTCTATTGGGACGCATCGAATCCAAACAACAAGCCGGAGCGGTTGCGCGACACTGCCCGTTTGGACATCGGGGATAAGGTTCTGAATGACAAGCGTGAGGTCATCCGCCGGGCGTGGTTCGTGGACATGTTCAAGATGCTCTCGAACCCTGACGCGATGAAGCGGGATAAGACCGCGTTTGAGGTGGCGCAGTTGATGCAAGAGAAGCTCGTGCTGTTCCATCCGATGTTCGCGCGGATCACACAGGAAAAGTTGAATCCCGTCCTCGAACGTGTATTCAATATCCTGATGCGGGCGGGCATTTTCGCCCCGCCTCCGATGGCTGAAGGAGAGTCGCTTGAATACGAAATCGACTACGTCTCCAAGATCGCCCTCGCCATCAAAGCCGCGCAGAACGGGGCGCTCGCGCAAATGATGGATCTTATTGGAGGGATGGCGACGTTTGATCCGACTGTTGCTCTGGTCATCAATTGGAAAAAAGCCGCGCGTGGCGTGGCTCGTAATTCCGGCCTGCCGCAAGAGTGGCAGAATAGCGAGGAAGAGGTTGCGGAGATGATGCAGGCACAGGCGCAAGCCAATCAGGCCGCGCAACTCGAACAGATGGCGTCGGCGGCGAACCAAGCCGCCGGTGCCGCGCAGAAACTTGGGCCGCAGGCACAGCAGGCCGCAACTGACGCCATCGGAGGGGCGATGCAATGACAGAGAGCGAATGCTATCAACACGCCCTGAAAGTCCGCACCGCCTACCATCGCGTGTTTGAGGGCGAGCACGGAAAGATCGTGCTCGAGGACCTTCTTCAAAAGTTCGGCTTCACGAAGGACGGCATTGAAAACCCGTCTTACAGGCCGGGCATGGACGCTCAGGAAGTCGCCCATACGGAGGGGATGAAAGAGCCCGTCCGGCACATCCTCGCGTCGATCCATTCGAGGCTTTCCACGCTAGAAAACAAAACACCATACCATGAGTAACGAAAAACCAACTACACCGGCGAAAGCCGGCTACGACATCAGCGAGCCGCTTGGCGGCATCGCAAACATCGTACGTGACGGCATCATCGTCGCCACCTACGACACCGGCACGCAGGGCGTGTTGGTCAAGGCCGACATGGGCCGCTACCGACCGACGATCTTGCGCTGGCTCGCCTCGCAAAAGATCGAGGTGTCGGGCAGTGAAATCGAGATTGAGAACGGGAAGCCCCCCCTCCCCCCCCCCTCCACTCCTCTTCCGGTAGCGGGCACTACCGCGAACCCGGCCCCCGTGCCGGGCATTCCTACGCCACCGGCATCCGGTCCGGCGGCGGGAGCCCGCCCGCCCTCGATGGACCGGAAATTCGCGCCGTACAAGCATCCGAAACACCCGGACGGCCCCGACCTCGATCCGCGCTTTGGCGACAAGACGCCCGCCTTCGTCGCCTGGCTGGAAGAGAAAAACAAAGGCGGCAAATAATCTCCCATTAAACACACAATAACTTGAATACCATGAATAAACAATTCCGATTCTTTGGACTAATTCGCTGGCTCATGCCGGTCTGCCTTCACGCCGATGGCGACGAAACCGGTGGTGGCGGTGGCGACGGCCAGCAACAACAACAGCAACAGGCCTCCACAGACCTTCGCACCTTCGTGAAGGAAGACGGCTCGCTGCAAGCCGGATGGGCGAAGGCCTTCGGCGCTCCCGATACCTTCGAGAGCAAATTCACATCGCTGAAATCCGTGCTCGGCTCCTACGCCTCGTTGGAATCGCAACTTGGCCGGGACAAAGTTGTCTTGCCGACTGAGAACAGCACGCCGGAAGAGTGGAACGCCTTTTATCAAAAACTCGGACGTCCTGAAAAGCCCGATGCATACGGCATCAAGCGACCGGACGGCGTTCCAGATGGCGTCTGGGATGACAAGCTCGTTGCTGGATTCCAAGCCAAGGCTCACGAACTCGGACTCACACCCAAGCAAGCGCAAGCCCTCGTTGCGTGGCAACTCGGCACAACGCAAGAGGCGGTCAAGGCCGCTGAAACGCAACAGACGCAACAACGGGAGCAAGCAGTCACGGCGCTCAAAACCGAATGGGGAGCGGACTACGACAAGAAAGTCGTTGCCGCGAAACAGGCCGCAATCGCTGTCGGCGGCGACGCCCTGATTGCCGATCCCACACTCGCCAACAATCCTGCCTTCATCAAAGCGATGGCGAAGGTCGGCGAGTTGATTTCCGAGGATACCAACCTGCCCGGCGGACGCGATGCGCAGGGGCGTTTCTCCGGCGATCCGAAAGCGGAAATCCAGAGGATCAACGACGACAAGAACGATCCCTACTGGAACGCTTCGCATCCGCAACACGAGGCGCGCGTGCAATACATGCAGGGCCTTTTCGCCAAGGCGTATCCGCAAACTTAGTTTCGCGGTGACAACGCCGCGGTTTCAGTGAGTTGCATGAGGAACGCGCCCCCTTTCACGGGGGGGCGCGTTTTTTCTTTTGACAAGGTGCATTTTCTGATATTCAGACCCCCTATCTGAGCGATTGGGACAACTTGGCCTGCGCGCCAAGCCCTGCAACCGGCGGATCACGTGTGGAAGCTGCCGGGCTACCGACAACAGCGAAACCCCGTGGAAACGAAATCCGTATTTTCTTTTTCACTACAATGGCACAGGATATTTTTCCCGCCGCCTTCGTTGAGCAATACCGCTCCAACGTCGAACATCTCGCCGCCCGTCAGAAGCATATCTTCGAGGGGAAGGGCATCCGCATTGAGACCGCCAACGGCAAGGTCGATTACTTCGACCAGATCGGTGGACTCAAGATGCATAAGATTGTCGGTCGTCTCGCCGACATCACCTATGACCAGCAGGAATTCTGGCGACGGCAGGTGTCTTGCTCTCCCTATGGCATCGCCGTTCCCTTCGACGGCGCGGACAAGGTGCGCGGCATCATCGATCCGAACGCGCCCACCGCCCAGAACCAGGCTTTTGCCATCAACGTGTCGAAAGACGAAGTGATTGTCGCCGCCGCGCTTGGCACCGCGTATAAGAAAAACGATGACGAGGGCAGCGTCCCCGTCGCCGTCGAACTTGGCGACGATCGCAAGGTTGGCGTCGGCTACAACGGTACCGGTAATCCCGGAGCCAATACCGGCCTGACGCTCGCCAAGCTCATCCGCCTCAAGTCGCTGATTTCCCGCGACGACGTGCAGAATGCCAAGAAAAAGTATTTCGTCCACAATCAGGCGATGCTCGATCAACTCCTGCTCAACGTGCAGGAAGTCAAATCGACCGACTACGCCGCCGTGAAGGCCCTGCAAGAGGGTGGAATCACGCACTTCCTTGGCATGGAGTGGGTCAAGTATGAGGAATTGCCCGCGGTGAATGGCATTCGCAGCTGTTTCGCCTACTGCGAAAACGCCATCCTCTTCGCCAACCAGAAGAACACTGGCGTCCGCACGGAAATCGAAAAGATTCCCGGCAAGTGGAATGCCTGGCACGTCACGACCCAAGCTGACTTCGGTGCCACCCGTATGCGCGAGGACTGGATTTCGGTCGGCTACGTTGACGAAAACGTCTGAGCGCGGGCCATCTCAACACTTCAACCTTAAAGGAGTATTCAAAAAATGGCTACTATCAACACGCCTCTCTTCGCCTCGCAAACCGGGGCCGTCGCTGGCTGGAAGTCCAGCGTCCTTTCACAGGGCAAGGTCCGCCTTGCCTCTGTCGTGATCCCGTCCGGCACGGTGCTTGCGGTTGGCGACAAGATCAACCTTGTCCGCCTGCCTGCCAACGCCCGCGTGCTTCCGGCGCTGTCGGTCAGCAACAACGGCAACGCCACGGCTCGCGTCTCCATTGGTGACGCCGCAGTGGTCGATCGTTACGCCGCTGCCGTTGGCAACGCTGCCCGCGCCTACCTGTCTTCGTTCGGCAACAAGCCGGATGCCGACATTGGCGTCGGCAACGAGGACATCGTTGCGACGGTCACAACCGGCGCGACGCTCGCCACTGACTGGACGATCTACATCGCCTTCAGCGTCGTCTAACCATCACCCCGGCCCGCAACCCTCGCCGCATCATGACGGAGGTGGATATTTGCAATCAGGCGCTCGGGCTCGTGTCCGAAAACGGCATTGCGTCGTTATCGGATGCCACGAAGTCCGCCCGCCTGTGCCAACTCCACTTTGCCGCCACCGTGCGCGAGGTGTTGCGGGACGGGCAATGGCGTTGCGCCCGGCGTCGCGTGGCGCTCGCTCCCCTCGCCCAGCCGCCCGCTTTCGAGTGGTCTTACGGCTTTCAGCTTCCCGGTGATTTCCTCCGTACCATTCGCCTGAACGGGCATGAAGTGGGGTCGCCAGACATGCCGCTTTTCGAGATCGAGGGGCGGACGCTGCTGATGAACGAAGGCACGGCCCGAATCGTTTACACGCGCGACGTCACCCAACAGATCGATGATCCCGGCGCCGCCCATATCGCAGACCTCGATCCTCTCTGCGCCCGCGCGATTGTCACCGCGCTTGCCTCGAAACTCGCGTGGCCGTTCCAGCAATCGCGGACGCTCCGTGAGTCATTACTTTCCGAATACGATGGCGTCATTGCCCGCGCGCGAAACGCGAACAGCCGGGACGCCTTTGAAAACACTCTCCAACCCAGCCGGCAAAGTGCCTGGCTGCACGCCCGATCCCGATGAAATTTTTTCCGTTCGTTGTCTTGGTTGTGGTTTGCATGGTGTCGCCTGCCCTTCAGGGGCAGGCGTACAACCGCGCCACGCTCGCTTATGAAGATTACACGTTCCCTGCCGGCGTGAAGAACCGCATTACGGTTGTCGGCTTTGAGGACTCGTTTGTCGGTCAGTTGTCCCTTTATTTTGCGACGGCAGAACAGGGCGCATTGGCAGACAATTCCGTGCAGCAGGTGACTACTGTTCAGACCGTTTATGGCGTTAATCAGACAGGCGATCAAGTGATGCTGCGCTACAGCACGTCAGTCGAACCCTCAAGTATTGTTAGGCGAGGTTCAGATGGAAGATTTGATGTGCAGACGCCGACAGCAAATGCACATCCGACCCCCAAATCCTACGTGGATGCCCGCACGCCGCAGCCTGCTTACCTCGTGTTCGTGATTCCGATTGGTCCCGGATTCTACGATTTTGAACTTAAGGCAACGCTCTCCAATTTCGGCGAACACGCGCCCTTTACCGACCTCGTTTTCTACTACCATTCTCCCGATCCGGCGCGCACATCGGTAACGTCGCAGGTGGGTGCGGTTCCCTCCGTCTGGTTTACCGACACGGGGAACTCCGACAAACGCCGCTGGCGCAAGCAACCGGCGAATCAATCGATCTGGCAAACGCGCATCGGCACCGTGCCTGCCGTGATCGTTTACGTGCCGATTGACGCCACGATCAGGCCGGGCAACGCGCCTCTCATCTGGTCTTACCAGCGCATCACGGCCACCGACTACGAACAGGTCTGGTATCCGATTTTCCCTGCCACTTCTCCGGTTCTTGCGACCCCGTAATCACCTTCCGGCTTTCGCCGGTATCTGAACAAACAATACATAAAACACCATGAAGAAATATATCCTCATCATCTCGGCTCTCGTCTTTGGCGCGGGCCTCGTCAACGCCACCCCGGTTGAAACGGGTCTGGCTCTCCACACCAGCTACACCGACCTCTATGCTGCCGGTAACGCGAAAATCAAACTGGCAACCATTGCCGGTGATCGCGCCGCCCTCGCCACGGCCAAAGCCGAACACGTCGCGGCCATCAAAGGATGGCGCGTCGCCAACACCGCCGCTCTCGAAGCCCTTGTGCCCGATGTGGATTCCATCGCGGAGTCCAATCCCAGCGTTGCGACTTGGATTATCAAAGCCGTTCTCACGGCTCGCAATACCGATGAGGCCGGCGTCACCGCCAAGGTCTTTGCGCAGGATGACTCTGACAAGGCGCTCGCCGCAAAACTCCTCACGATTAGTAAGGGCGGCCAAGGATATTTCTATGTCCAAAACTACGCCAGTGCCGACGAACTTCGCGTCCTCGAGGCTGGAAGCTCCGGTCTCTACACCGCCGCTCTGCGCCGTGCCCGCGACCTTGGCATCATTGCCGAGTTCGCTCCGCAGTGGAACGCGCGTCACCTCGGCACTGGGCTCACCGCCAACACCTATGTTGCGTGGTTTAATCAGCACGTAAAGCAACTCGCGCGCTCCGATTCTGACGGCGCGCTGCGGGTGTTGTCGAACGAAGTGAACTCGGTCTCCCTGCTTCCCGCTCAGACCAAGGCGACGGCGGATCGTATCGAAATCCTTAGAAAGCAAATCGCCCTGCTCAAAGAGGTGAAATAACCCGCCATGCGCATCCTCACGGCATTTTTTGCATTGCTCCTCTCCGCGCTCGTATTCGCTTCGGTGGATACGAGCGCGGAGAGTGACGCCGGGGACGCCCTTGATGCCATCTTTGGACCGGACGCGCCGGAAGCCGCGCTTCTGGCCGTGCCTGATGACCCGCCTGAATGGACGCCGCCCGCGCCGCTGATTCTGCCTCCGCCGTATCAACCTGCGCTAAAACCGTTGAGCCCGCCGCCACTCGAAACACTTCTTGCGCCCGCTCTCACTTCCGTGATGCGGGCCGTGGATCTGCAAGCGGAGGTGCTCACGTCAACCGGCTTTGTTGTCCTGTATCCGCCGGTCTTTCATGGCTCACCGCTGGCGTCTCTCGATCGCTGGCTGCGCATCTTTCGCGCAGCTGGTATCCGGGAAATCCCTACCTATGCCAGCGGAACGCCTGCATGGGTGCTCTGGCGTCAACTCTCCACCAGTCCTCTCACGACAGAGGCCGACTGGATCGCCTTCTACCGCCGCCTAGCGGCATAACGTAACCAAAAACAAAATACAAAACATCATGAGCCCTGAACTCATTGCCAAACTCGCCACCTATGCTGGCTACTACGGCGCGGCTTGTATCGCGTTCAACGCGCTCGCCTCCGCCATTTCCGCGTTCGTCAAGCAATCCCCCTCGACCTCCGACGACGCGGCCATTGACCGCGTGTATTCCTCGAAGGCTTACAAGGCCGTCGCGTGGATTTTCTCTTGGGGCGATTACGTCGCCGAACTCATCGCCAAGTATAAGGCCAAATAATTACCTCACGCGGGGCGAGGGTAGTCGGAGTCCTAGGCCCGGCCAATCGCCCTGTGTGAGTCCAAACTTAATACACTCCATGAGCAACGAATCTCCACCCGACCGCATCTCCACGATGACACGTGAAGAGCTTGAGGCTTACGCCCGCGCCTTGCGTGCAGAAGTCGAAACTCTGTCACGGCAACTCAACCCGTTGCCCGAACCTCGCTGAGAACATGGCCGTTTTTGGCTCAATCCTAACGGCAGTGACGGCGGTGGCGGAAGCCGTCGCCGCCAAGTTTCGCCTCGATCTGGTCAGCGCCGCCTACGATCTCACCGAACGTATCGAAAAGGATATTACTAACGATGAAAACGAAATCCTCCGCCTTCGCGCTCTTGGTGATGATGCTTCTGCTCGCATCGCTGACCGGCTGCGCAAACGCCTCATTAGGCGACAAGGCTTCTTTGCTCATGTATCAGCCGCGAGTCCTGCAATTGAAATCGGGGATTCCGGTGCAGACAGCAACGGGGACCTACACTCCCCAGTTTGACGAAACGTGGCATTCCGCCGCTGCCTACCAAGAACTCGAATCGCAACTGATCGACCTCGCCGGCGCACGCGCACAACGCCGCAACACCTCCTCTACCAAGTGACATGCCAATGAGTGATCTTGAAATTTCCGCCATGCGCGAACGCATCGCTAAGCTTGAGGCCGAAGTCGGTGAACATGGACTGCGGGCCGAAGTCCGCGGACTTCGCTCTGACATCGGAACGCTGTTCGAGCGGCTTGCCGCGTCAGAACGCCGATTCGCCATGATGGTTGGTGGCGGCGTGGTGGTTCTCTGGATCGTCGAACGGTTCCTAAAATAATCCCCCCCCCCCCCCCCCCCCCCCCCCTATGGCACACAAATTTTTCAACAACTTCACCGCCGGCGAGTGGACACCGAAACTCGACGGTCGTAGCGACCTCCAGAAATACGACGCCGCCTGCCGTCGTCTGGAAAACATGCGCGTGATGCCTTACGGCGGCGCGCGGTTCCGCTCCGCATTCGGCTACGTGGCGAAAACCAAAAGTGCCGCCACCCCTTCGCGCCTGATGCCGTTTCAATTTTCGACGGAGCAAAAGTTCATGCTCGAATGGGCGCATCTCGCGCTCCGCGTTTACTCCGCCGGGGCCGCCCCCGCGCTCTTGCAGGAAATCGCGTCCCCCTACCCTGCCGCCGCCGTCTTCGCCATCCAGTATCGGCAAATCAATGACGTCGTTTATCTCGTTCACCCGGATTATCCCGTGCAGCGCCTCGCCCGCCACGCGGATGCCGACTGGCGGCTTGAGGCGGTCGATTGGGCGTTTCCTCCGATGCTGGATGAGAACGTGACGGAGACCAAACTTTCGCTCTCCGCCGTGGACGGTGTGAACGTCACCATGACGGCCAGCGCCGCCCTCTTCCAGCCCGGCCATGTCGGCTCGTATTGGGAACTGCGCCACCTTAAGGAAGCGGCCAGCACTTCCGTTTCCCTGGCTACCACCTCCGGCGGTCCATTCCATTCCGCGGCAATTTCCGTGCAGGGCGACTGGACGGCCAACAGCACGGAACGCTGGTATGGCACACTCTCGATCGAACGCAGCCTCGATGGTGGAACAACGTGGGAAACTGTTCGCAAATTCACGGCGGAGTCAGACCGCAACATTTCCGCGTCCGGCCATCAGGAAGAGCTTGCTCAGTTCCGCCTCAAATACCAACCCACCGGCGATCCTTTCGGCGCCGGGGTGTGGGTTGGGAAGGCCCCCACCAACTACGTCAAAGCCCGCGCCATGCTTGAAACGACGGATGCCTATGTTACGGCCCTCGTCAAAGTCACCGCTTACACCGATTCCACGCACGTCAAAGTCACCGTCATCGACAAAGCCGCCACCGTCGCCGCTACCGACATTTGGTGCGAGTCCGCATGGTCCCCCTATCGCGGTTTCCCTCGCACAATCGGGCTCTACGAACAACGCCTCATTTTCGGCGGCACACGCCACCAGCCAAATACCATGTGGGGCTCGAAAACGGATGATTTTGAGAACTTCAAATACGGCGAGGATGACGACGCCGCCGTCGCCTACACCTTCGCCGCCTCGGAGCAAAACAATGTCCAATGGGTGGAATCGCTGAAACGTATTCAGGCGGCAACTACCGCGCGCGAGTTCACGGTTGCCGCGGGCAACACTGACGAGCCGCTTACCCCGTCTAACATCGTCGTCAGGTCGGAATCGGCCAACGGTGCGGCACACCTGCAACCCGTCCTCGTCAACGACGCGATTCTCTACGTTGAGCGCCAGTCGCGCAAAGTCATGGAAATGGCATACTCGATCGAGAAGGATGGTTACGCCTCGGTTGATCTGACCCTGCTTGCCGCGCCGGTCACAGAAAGCGGCGTGAAGCAACTCGCCTTTGCCCGCCAGCCCGATCCGTTGCTTTTGGCCGTGACAGAAAACGGGAATCTGGCCGTCCTCACCTATGACCGCCCGCAGGACGTCACCGCATGGGCGCGTTGGATCACGAACGGCGCTTTCGAGTCGGTTGCCACCCTGCAAGGCACGCCGGAAGACGAAATTTGGGCGGTGGTGCGTCGCACGATTGGCGGCGTACCGGTACGCACCATCGAACGGCTGACACCCGAAACCGACAGCAAGGCAACGGGCTGCTGGCTGGATTGCGCGGCGATTGTCGATGCTGGCGACGCCAAGCTTACCACCCTTTCCAACCCCGCCCTTGCTCATCTCAACGGCGCACAAGTTACGGCCGTTGTGGACGGCCGCATTTACGAAAAGCTCACTGTCACGGCGAACACGATCACCTTTCCGGAGGCGGTTCCGCACGCCCGGCGTGTCGTGGTTGGCCTGCCTTACGTGGGCGTTTTGCAACCGATGAAACTCGATGTGATCCTAGCCAGTGGTGCCAGTCAGGGCCGGACCCGGCGCATCTCGGAAATCACCCCGCGCTTTTACAAAACCGTGGGATGCAAGTTTGGTCCATCCGAGGACCAGCTTGACGAAGTGCCTTTCCGTTCGACGTGGGACGCGATGGACGCCAGCCCGCCCGAATACAGCGGGGACATCAAATGTCCGTGGAATGGAGGCCATGACAAGGCTGGGGACATCATTCTCGTTCAGGATCAGCCCCTGCCGTTCACTTTGCTGGGGATCGGCGTCAAATGGGAGGTGTTCGGTGACTAGCGTTCGTCAGTGGGAACCGGATACAGACTACGACCGCATTTGCGCGTGGTGGGATGCGCACGGCGTGCCGCGCGTGCCTCGTGTGCAGCTTCCCACCTGCGGACTGATTTCCTTCGGTGTCCTCGCTGCCTGGCTCTACCAAGACAACTCTTGCGGGGTCGGCTGGCTCGGCTGGTTCGTGAGCAAGCCCGGTGCCGATCCCTTCACCGTCCATGCCGCCCTCGAAAGCCTTTTGGGGGCGGCTGATGAAGTCATGCGCAGCCAGCAACGCCACTCGCTCATTGTCATGACCGACAAGCGCAGCATCGGCCGGGCGCTCACTCGTCACGGCTACCACGCCGGACATCCTGCAACCGAATATTGGAGGGTTCTGCCATGCCAGCCGTCCTAGCCGTCACAGCCGTTGTCGCCTCGGTTGCCGGGGCTGGCGTATCGGCGTATTCGTCCATTCAGCAGGGCAAGGCGACAGAGCGCCTGAATAACTACAACGCCGCCCTCGCGCAACAAGAGGCGAGTGTCAAAGAACGCGATTCCCGCATTGCGGCCAACGCGCAGCGTGAACAGAACGCCGCCCTTCTTGCCCGGCAGCGCGCCCTTTACGCCAAGTCCGGCGTCGTCGGCACAACCGGCACGCCGTTGCTGGTGCAATCCGAGACCGCCGCCACCCTCGAACGTTCCGCCTTGGATATCGAACGCACCGGCAACATCGAAGCCGGACGCTACCGGCAACAGGCCGTGCTCGATCGCATGGCAGGCAAATCCGCCCGCCGCGCCGGGACACTCAACGCCGGAGCAACCATCCTCGGCGGCGTCGGCTCTGCCGCCAGCTTCGGCGCACGCTACTTAGCCAATTCTGGCGGAGACGAATAGCCCCCCCCCCCCCCCCCCCGCTACTTTTCACATGGTCACATCACAAGCAGTCTCAACCACACACACGTCCGCCGCCGGCGTCACCGTTTACGGCTTCAACTTCTACGTCCTCGAAGCCGCCGCGCTTAAGGTCCGGGTCAACGGCGTCCTTGTCAGCAACTACACCGTGCAGGGCCTGCGGCAGAATGCGGGGGGCACGATCACCTTTGCCGCCGCGCCCGCGCCCGGTCTGAGCGTCGAGATTCGGCGCGACACCGCCCGCACGCAAACGAAGGATTTTGGTTACAACGACGGCTTCCCCTCGGAAACCATCGAACTCCAGTTAGACCGCGAAATTTGCATCGTGCAGGAACTCAATGCGCGCGTCACAACGAACGAAACCGACATTGCCGCCCTGCAAACGCAGATGACGGATGCGCTGCAAAACATCGTGGATTTGCTCAACCGTGTCTCGAACGTGGAAGAGTGGAAAGACGGTCTCGCCGCCACGCTCGCCACGATCACTCAATTTTATCAGGGCGTTCAACAGGCACTGAATGACCTGCAAGCCATGATTAACCAGTATGGCGGCGTTCCCGGCCAGTTCACGACTTTCATTTTTCGACAATCGGAGACGAAACCCGCCACACCGACGCAGGGCGGCGTCATGATTCCGCCCGGCTGGTCGGACGCGCCGACCGCTACCGGAGTCTGGTGGATGAGCACCGGCATTGTCGGCTTCGGCAACGTGCCGCCCGCCTCGTGGACGGAGCCGGTCAAGGTCACGGCGGAAGACGGTGCGGATGGAGCCAATGGCACGTATACGGATTTCAAATACGCCAAAAACACCAGCAAGACTGTCGCGCCCGCACTCAATCAATCTGTCGTGGCGCCCGCCGGTTGGACGGATGCGCCGCCCGCCCTCGCTGGTGGGGAATATATGTGGATGACGAAGGCCACAAAGGTTGCCGGGACGGGCGAAATGGCCGGTCCCGCGCCGTATTGGTCAACCGCCGTCCGCATCTCTGGCGAGGAAGGGATCAAGGGTGACAAGGGCGACAAAGGTGACACTGCCACGATCGTGATAGGTGACACGATTACCGGTGCGGCGGGGAGTTCTGCCAGTGTCCAAAACTTGGGAAATCCGAATGCCGCCTACCTCCAGTTCACGATTCCTCGCGGCAATACCGGCGTGGCAGGAAATGCCGCCACGATTGCTGTTGGTACGGTAACGACGGGAGCGCCGGGGAGTGCCGCCAGCGTCACCAACGCAGGAACCGCGAATGCGGCCGTATTGAATTTCGCCATCCCCCGCGGCAACCCCGGACAGGATGCCACCTCCGCCATTACGGCTCAGGGCACGTTTGTCCCGGTCGGAGTCTGTTCCGGGATCGATTGGACTGGCGGCACGGTCTATTCAGGACAGGCGAAATACGTTGTTCGTGGCGGCTGGGTATATTTGACGGTCAGATACAGCTTTGGGAGTGTGGTCAAGGTAAGTGGCGGCGGCAGTTCCGGGTTTTACTTGGACATAAGCGGACTTCCCGCAGCCTATCGTCCAGACGCGACGCTTACTAATCCCAACACTTACGGCCGTCTCATGGGAATGACGTGGGCGGAAAACCTCCCGAATTATGACAACGAGATGGAAATCACCTCTTATCTCGAAGGTTCAAACCTCTATTTCATCAGGCGGGATGGGGCGAATGCCCGCGCCTTTATGTCTGCCGATAGGATCGGGGATCAGTCCTTCTTTTACGCCAATTTCAGCTATCCGCTTCTGACCAGCTAAAGCCATGCCAAGCGTCCCCCTAGCCCACTACACACCCGCCGCCACGCCCGAACACACCGTGCGAGCCAATCCCGGCATGTATGATGCCGAACACGCCGCCGGTCAGCGCGTCGGCGCCGCCGTCTCACAGGTCGGAGACCTCGCCGGAGACTTCGCACTCAAGCTGCAGCGGGCGGAAAACTTCAAAATCGTCAAAAACCGCGAGGTGGCGGAGCGCGAGGCGTATCAGAAATTTCAGGACGAAATGCTTCTGATGGAGCCGTCGAAGTGGGAGGGCGAGTGGCAGAAGCGCCTTGATAGTCTCTATAAAACGCAGGGGCGGGAGAATACGGGGAAGTTTTTCCGTGAAGAATGGGACGCTGGCATTGCGGACTTCAAGCAACGCACGTCGGCGGAGGTGCGGCATCTCACCGTTGCCCGGAACATTTCCGATGCGAAAAAAGCCGGGGAAAACCGCATGTCACAGGCGCTGATTGAACTGGATGAAGATGCCTGGCACCGCACGTTGAATGAATCGGTGGCGATGCAGCTTGTGACGCCGGAAGATGCCGACGCCATGCGGCTGAAAGCGCCTGTGCTGTTCGCTCATTCGGAATCGTATCGCGCCATTCAGGAAGACCCGATTGCAGAGTATGAAAACCTCAAGAACGGCGGACGTCCGGCCCTGAAGGATGAGAAGCGCCGCGAAGCCATCAACTACGCAGAAGCAGAGACCCATAAATTGCGTATCCAGACTTACGATGATCTGAACGCCCGGCACGAACAGGGGGAAGAGTTTCAGCAAAGTGAATTGGATGGACTGGTTGAGCGAAAGCTCCTGACCAAAACGCAGGCCGTGAAGCTGACGCAAGAGGCTCGTTATCGTGCGTCGAAGCATCCGGACAAACAACGGGAGCAGTTTTTGTCGGCGATGGAGTTGATTTCCAACTACGATCCGGCCACGGCAACGCCACAGGACACGGCCAACGTCTCGGCGGCGATGTTCGGTTTGAGCGGTTCGTTTGAGCGCGACGCGAATGCTGCATGGAAAGAGAAACGAGACCCCAAATCCCCCATGAACCTTCCGGTCGTGAGAACGGCGATTTCGGAGAACGAAGAGAATTTCAAGAAGAAGGTTTACGGTCGTTGGTGGGAACCTGTCATGGAGTGGCAGACCGACAAGAAGACTGGTAAACGAAAGCTGGTTACGAAGACTGATTCCGTAACACGCCAGCCGGTCTGGAAATTCGATCCGAAAAAACTGCGGGATGCGCAGGATACTCGCGCGGCGAAATACGATCGCTTGCAATCCTATCTCGGCAGCTTGACTCCCGTTGAGCGGGCAAAACTGACGTTGGACGATCTGCGCAAGGTCATGTATGCCGGCGGGGATGTTGATCGCATCGGCTCGGTCTTTTTGCAGGCGAGCGGATTAAGCCCGGATGCCACTGAGGGCACAACCAAAGCCTCTGACCAAGAGCCTTCCGACATCCCCAGCCTTTTTGAATAATGAAAACTCCCGACAATAGCGACCGCTGGCTTAATGTGTATTCAGACATCAATACGGCGGAAAATCATTTTGGCACCAAAATGCGGGAGCGTGTGCGGCCGATTTTGGAGACGGACCCGGAACCCTCCGAAACAAAGGCGAGGATCGTCAATGTCGCCTATTATTTGGAAAACGCCAGGCAACCGGTTGATCGGAAATCGCTCCTGAGCAACTGGCCTGCCGTCCGGCAGCAAATGGCAAAGCAGTGGTTTAAGCATGACAAAGATGTCACCGACTTGGACCTGTACAGCTTCATTGGTCAGGACATGCGGCGAACGAAAAACGACGATGAAAGCATGTCGGCGATTGCGCAAAAACTCCAAGACGCAGCCTATTCCGGCGAAGAGGATTTCACCAAAGCTTTGTCTGCGGCTGCAACTCTGAGGGATAATGATGGGAAGTTGCTTTGGCAAAATCAGGACAGTGCGGACCGGCGCTTGCTGGCGCTGCAATCGTCTTGGGCGAAATGGCGACCGGAAATCGAGGAAATGAAGCCGCTGGTTGATGCCACGCTGAAATTTATGTCGAGCAAAACCGGGGCGAACGGGAAGGAGACTCCTGCCCCCGGTTGGTCTGGCAGTTATGAGGAAATGGTGAAGGCGTTCAATCTGGATGCGGCGGTGACCTCGGATTCGGACATTGTTAAACAGTTGCTCGAATTTCCGGGGGAAAAGCGGGCCATGTTTTACCGAATGCTGGCGGGGCACGCGAGCACTTCGGAGACGAACGAGGCGGGCAGGGAAAAGGGTGCGAAGGAAAAGACTCAGAAGACCATTGCCCGGAGTTTCAATCGCACTGGCCGCTGGATTTTTAACGCGCTTGGCGGCGATAATCAAATTGAGGTCGCGGCGCAATTGGAGCGCAGCCGGGATATTCTTGGCATCATGGAGGGATCGAGTATCAGTAAGTCGGATACGCTTTTCCAAATCCAAGCCAAGACGCTGCTGAATCAGGATGAGGCGGAAAAGCTGGGCGTGGAATTGGGTGTTACGAGGGGGGCGCGGGCGAAGCCAAAGACGGGATGGCGTCCACTGACCGACGAGGAAAAGCAGATTCTTTCTGAAAAGGTTGGGCGAACCAACGCTGAGCGTGAAATCGTGGATACGTTGCGAGAGATTGAGGAGGGCAACGTTGACCCGATCAAATACGAGGGCTGGGGGCAACAAATCTGGTATGGCGGCTTGGAGCAATCGGGCTACATCGCACAGGCGTTTGCGGGGCCGATGGCCTTGCCGCTGCTCTATGCGTCAACGGTCGGAATGCGATCGGAAGAGTATCGCGCGCGCGGCGTGGCGGCAGATCAAGCGGCAGGTCTTGCGATGGTCTCGGCTGTGCCCGAAACGGCGATCGAGTTGTTGGAGCGCCGTTTGTTGCTTGGCAATGTGCCGGGGCTGGGACGTGTGTTGCAAAACTTCCGGGCAACCACCGTGTCCCGGCTTGCGACCCGCGCTGGCGCCACGCTGGCGGCGGAATCAGCATGGCAGACCGGACAGGAGCTTTTGCAGGATTCCATCCCTCTGCTTTGGCAGGATTTGATGGCGGACGAAACCATTGGTATCCCCAAAGTGGATCGGGACGATCCGCGCAACCACGTCTGGACGTGGAGCAATGCCGGCGAGGTGACGTTGACGATGCTGATGTACAGCTTGGTCGGCATGGGGGCGGCATCATTCCGGGATGTTCGAGACCTGCGCGATTCACGCAAATTGCAGGCACTCGGATTCACGAATGAGGCGGTCAACGCCATCATCGGTCAGGAAACGGCGGAGCTATCGGAGGCGGCAATGCGAACCTTGTGGAATGATCCCGAAATGCGCAATCCGCTGTCCAAAGATGCGAAGGCGGCTCGCGCCGAAATGTCGGAAGAATCAGCGGAAGCGGCTGAGAAAATCGCCACCGGAGCGCAGGTGTCACGTAGCGCGGATGGCAAGTTTACCGTTACCGCGCCCGATGGCAGTGTTATCGGGAAAGTGGATACAGTCGAGGCCGCTGTCGGTCTCAAGGAAACCCATGACGCTGCCTCGAAGGGGGGGGGGCATGTGCCACCAGCAAGTGCAACGCAGCATTTTGAGGAGAAATTAAGCAAAACTCCTGAATCTGATTTGGATGCCGAATATGATGCCCTGCCTGAGTCTCATGGCGGGACTGTTTTTGGTGCCGACCACGCCAAGGAAATGTCGGAAGATTACCGTCAGGATCGACGTGGTTTGAACGTCGCTGTACATGGACCGGCTGGGCGATATGCGACTAATCGTTTCCGGCGGGAACTGAGAAAAGTAAAAGAATCGGGAGCTGGCGCAGACACCCTCGTCATTTTCACAGCGGGCGGACAAGGAAGCGGCAAGAGTGTAGTCAATGGAATCCGGGTGGATGACGCAAAAAAACTCGGGTTCAAAGTTCTGGTTTTTGACAGCACTTTGAACAATGCGGACTTTGCCCACGACTTGATTGGCGAAGCCGCCGCAAGCGGAGCGCACGTTGTCGTTTCTTACGTCCATAATCCCGTCGAAAACGCGATGCGGCGAAACATGATGCGCAGTCAAGACAAGGGTGGAAACAACCGTTACGAACCAGCTTCGCAAGTTGGGCGCATTCATTATCGGGCCCAAAAAACGTTTCTCTCTCTGGCAAAGAATCCTGATCTGGCAAAGGCTGGCGTGCAATTTGAAGCTTGGGATAATTCAGGAGAGCCGGGACAGCATACTGCTATTGAAAATCCCGTTGCCTTCCTCGAAGGACCGGGCACACTTTACGCTGATGAAGAAGGATCCATTGCAAGAGCAAAAACAGCCGAATCCGAAGCACAAAACGGTAAGGGATTGGATTCAGGACAAAGACCATCAAACGAAGATAATACGCGAGGGCCTGACAGCGGAAGTGGCTCGGATGCGGGATCAGGGAATCAAGTAGCGCCCTCGCTCTGGCAGAATTTCAAAAACTTTTTCAGTCGTCGGGCCGTTGATGATGGCCAGCCCTTGAATGAGTTCGACAAGGCTCTTCCCGATTTGCCGGGCATGGCGCTCGATCCTGTCAGCGGAAAGATCGTGGATTCGCAGAGCGTAATGAAAGACGGCAAGGGGCCGCTGGGTCGCCTGTATTCGCGTTTCCGTGGCGGTACGACCTCCATAGTGGAACGGATGATTAGTCATGGAATGGTGGATACCTTCGGAAAGAAGGTTGGACCTGCACTGATCGAGGCTGTTGACGGATTGGACAAGGCAGGGGTGGCGCAATTCAAGGAGTTCCTTCACGCAAAACGTGCCCTTGCGCTTTGCGGTGATGAGAAACAGCCGGGGCGCAATCCGGGCATGTCGAAAGAGAAAGCAACTGAGATCGTCCAAAAATACGGAAGCAAAGATTTCGAGCGCCGGGCGAAGATCGTTTACGACTGGAACAAGGGCTTGCTGGATTATGTATCCAGATTTTCAACAAGCTTTGAAAAAGTGGTGATGAAGATTAACGAGGTTGACCCCGGTAACTACATCCCGCTTTGGCGCGTGATGGACAGTGATTCTCCCGTTGTGAACACCGGGGAGGTTGCTCCTGATGACACGAAATATGCGCCATCGCGCAAGGTGACGGACCGCCTTGTTGGTTCGGGCCGTGCGATCAAAGACCCCTTCGAGTCGATGATTAAACAGGCGGAAGCACTGGTTGGACGCGCTCACCGGCGCAAGATTTGGGAGACGGCGCGAAACCTCGCCATACTGCATCCGGAGATGGAAAAATTCATCCGGCTTGTGGATGAATCGGAAGTGCCGGCGCGCCAGAAAAAAGATACGAAAGAGGACGGGGATGCTCGGACGCAACTTGAGCAGGCATTTGATGAGGTGGACGCGAAGGATGGCGGGCAGCATGTCTATGCTCGTGACGGGGCGTATTGGTTTGAGATCGACAAGGGGCTTTATGAGGTGATTTCCGGCGTCGATGACGCCGCCGGTTCGTTTGGTGACACCGTGGTTGCCAAGGCGCTGCTCGATGGCGCAGGAAGCACGCGCGCGGGACAATGGACGGCCAACGCGACGGTGGCAGGGATCGAGCAATTGTTGAAGGTGTTGCGCTACCAAGCCCGCCTGTTCCGCATTTCTGCGACGGCGGCGCGTGCGTCCTTTTCACTTGGGACAAATGTGTTTCGAGATTTCAACACCGCGACGAACAACACCCGGACAGGCCGCTTCCCGGTTCGCCTTTGGGCGAACTGGATCGGGGCGCAATTCAACGGAGCCGTCATGGCAACGCCTTACCTGAATCGCATTCCCGGCTTCCGTGAGAGCGTGTTCAATCAGATGCGCGAGCTTTTGGAGAACGCCGGCATCGGCATGACCGGGTCATTGAGCTACGATGCGCAGCCGCTGGAAGTCAGCATTGCCCGCATCAACAAGGGCAACAAGGTCGCATGGAAAAAGCTGCCGGAAAAGACGCTGGAAGCCGTGTCGAACCTTTTCCAGTTCCCGGAAATGGCTGCTCGTGTTGCTGAGGCGGTGACCATTGCGGAGCAACGTAAGTTGGACATTCAGAACCTGAGTCATGAGGAGTTCACCGATCTGATGATCGCGGCAAAAGAAGTGACGACGGACTTCACGCGGGGGAGCGATCTGGCGCGTTCGATCAATCGTTACGTGCCGTTTTTCAACGCGAGCATTCAGGGCAAAAAGGCCACGTATGACGCCTTCAAACGTGATCCGGTGGGCTGGCTTTTTACGCGTGGCCTGGCATCGTCGCTAAAGGCTGCAATGGCGTGGTGGTTGCTCAAAGATGAGGACTGGTGGAAAGAAGAAAGTGAGCAAAATAAGCTGATGTACGATTTCGTGATGTTGCCGTCGCGTAAGGATGGCGTGCGGGACGTGATCAAGCTTCCGCGTGCGCATGACGTGGACATGCTGTTTGCGGCAGGCACGCAGGCGATTTTGGATTCGTGGTATCAACAGGACCCGCAATCCCTCAAGGAATGGTTTGGGGGTATGGTTGAAGAGTTTTCCGTCGTGGGGAGTTTGGACACGGGTATCAACATTGATGCCTTGCCGCCGGTGGTAAGGGAAACTCTGTCGCAAGCGGCGAACCGGGATTTTTTCTGGAAGCGGCCCATTGTGTCGCAAACACAGGTGAAGGCTACGGAAGACGGAGAAATGAAAGTCGAAGAGCAATATGGACCCTATACGACGAAGGCGGCGATTGCGGCTGGAAAGGCGCTGGGGATGTCACCACGGCGGATCGATCACTTTTTCGCGGGCATGATTCCCGGCGCCGGGATGGATGCGATTGCGATGTTTGGCCGTGGCGGGCCAGATCGTGACGGCATGACGCGGGAATGGGAGCCCTCGGATATTCCGGTGTGGGGCCGTTCTTTTACGCGTAGCGGTGGCAATATCAGTGGCGGCCAACGCAGCGTGACGGCGCTTTTTGATGCGTTTGGCAAGGTGTCGAAGAGTCTAGACAGGGACGATGACGAATACACCAAACGCGATCTTTACCGTTTGTTGGACGCGATCCGTGCCGTGCAGGGCCTGACGAAGCTGGAACGCGACACGCCTGAACGGGCGGCGCGAAAGGAGATAGCAGACCAACGGCAAGCCATCGCCCGCGATGCGGTTGAGGAGTTGGAGGGAAAATAATTTCCTGCCCAACAATAGCCCAACGTTATTTATCCCACGTGTAACGTTACGTTCTCACCACCCCGACCATTTTTTCAGAGTTCAGTGACTCTGGATGAGGATTATTAAAATCCTCCGCAGTTTGCTGAGGTATCGATAGTAGTGAAGCTCTTGGATTTTACCGACCCTGGCGAGAGTTCGGTTCACGGTAAGAAAATCTTCTTTCAGGAACCCGGATCTGGGACTCCGAAACCCCTGCCATTAAAATCGTCGGATTGAGTTTTTCGGAAAATCCTCCACGCTTGTTTCTGTCAAACAAAGCAACGGGGCCGAGGCCAATAGGATCGCCCTCCCACCATCCAACCGGAGGTTTCCATGTCAGCGATCCATCACCTTGTCTCTACCCGCGCACACACCGCGCCCGTCACGTCAGCCGTTCCCGTCGCAATCTACGCGCGCGTTTCCACCTTCAACCAGATCGGCGGCCGCTTCGACTCCTGCGAGAGCCAAGTCGCCATCTGCCGCGATTACATTCAAAAGAACACCGGGGCCGGCTGGTTCGAGGCCGCCTGCTTCTCCGATCCGGCCTACTCGGGCGGAACGCTAAACCGTCCGGGCATCCAGGCGCTCATGCGCCAGATCGAGGCGGGTGGGATCAGGATCGTCCTCATCTTCAAACTCGAACGCCTGCTGCGCAGCACCGACGAATGGGTGCCGCTCCGCTCCTTTCTCGAAAGGCACAAATGCCAACTGGTCAGTGCCACCGAAGACATTTCCGAAGAAACCCCCTCCGGCCGCCTGAAGAACAACCTGCTGGTCAGCGTTGGCGAATACGAACGGCTCAACACCAGCGCCAAGGTCCGCGCCAAACTCATGGAACAGGCCAAGCGCGGCTTCTGGTCCTGCGGCCTCGTCCCTTTCGGATACGCTTACGATACCACTACGCAGATGCTTTTCCCCCACCCGGAGGAGGCGCCGATTGTTCGGCGGATTTTCACCGCCGCCGCCCGGCTCGTCTCGCTGACCGATCTCGCCAACGCGCTTTCAGTCGAAGGCATCCGCACCCGCCGCCGCACCTACAAGCAACGCGACGGCAACCGGCGGGAGGTCGGAGGCGTGCGCTTCAACAGTTTTGTTCTTCGCCGCATCATCAACAATTCGATCTATGCCGGGCAGGTGCGGATGCGCGGCGAACGTTTTCCCGGCCGCCACGAGGCGCTTGTTCCCGCCCAGCTTTGGGAGGAGGCCAACGCAGCCATCAGCAAACCCATCGTCCCTCCCCGCCGACAACTGCGGTCCCCGGACAAACATTTTCATCTGCTCAAGGGGGTGGTCCATTGCGGCTGCTGCCAGCGCGCCCTGATCCCCGTCGCCAGCGGCAAGCGCGCCCCAGACGGCAAGCCCTACCGCTACTACACCTGTTGTCACCTCCACAAGGAACGCTCCGATTCGACCTGCCCAGTGCGGCGCGTCTCCGCCTCCGCGCTGGAAGCCGCCTACATCGGGTTCCTCGGCGAGTGCTGCCGACATCCTAGGATCCTCGCCTCCGCCGCGGAGTTCTCCGGGCAGCGGGGCAACACCCAACGCGCGGCCCTGCGCGCCGCCTTGGCCGAAACCGACCGAGCTCTGGCCGATCTCGACCGCCAACTGCGCCACTTCGCCGAAGTCGTCACGGTCGGCGGCCTCGACGTCCTCACCGAGGAACTCCGCAATCGGGCCGGCGCCCTCCGCGAGGAAAAGCAGCAAAAACTCGTCGAACGGGAGCGTCTGCGGCAGGACCTCGCCGCCTGCGAACAGGAGGCCCCGGACGTTGAGGCCATCCGGTTAGCTCTGGGACTGTTCAATCGGATTTTCCCGACTCTGGAGCAGGAACAGCAGCGCGACCTCGTCACCCTTATTACGGACCGGATCGAGATCCGCCCGGTCAAGCCGTCCCGCACACCCTCCGGCCTGCCGTCCGTCCGGGGATTTGCGCTGCGGATCAAGCTCCACGTCCCGAACCTCGTCCACGGCATGGCCGAGCGCATAGTGGTCGAGGAACCCCGCCGACACGGCTCCGGTCAGCCGCGCAAGTTCCTGACGCTGGAAACGTCGATTGCGGTCAACAACATGAACGCCTCCACACCTGTCGTCGTCCTGACGCCCGATCACCGGCAGCTTCAGATCGCCAAGCAATCCGCTGCCCCGGCCGCCAAACCCGCTCTCGCGTCCAGAGTCCTCCATCCCATCCACCGCGCGTTGGCCTGGGCACACCAACTGGCCGGCACGCCCGGCCTGAACCGTGTTCAACTGGCCCGGCAGAAAAGTGTCACTCCCGGCACGGTGACGCATCATCTGAAACTTCTCCAACTGGCTGCGCCCATCCAGTCCGTCCTCATCAACCTTAAAACCCCGTCCGACCTCATGCTTTACAGCCTGAACCGGATGAAGGCGCTCGCCGGCCTGCCTGCCGAAGAGCAATGGGCGGAGTTCTCTCGCCTGCAAAAACAGACTGGACTTCCTCCGACAACGCAGACCGGTCCCCTCTCCGACGGCGAGACCGATCAGGCCGCGTGAGTTGCTGTTGCCGGCCCCCAATGATTAACCACATTAAAGTAGTATGGTGAATTAACTACTTATAAATAGTAACTTGACATTACTACATATCAGTAGTATTGCTGTTCCAATGAAATTTTTCGTCACCACGCCCGTCCAACTCCGCACTCAGTTGCGCACCCTGCGGCAGTCCCGCTCCCTGAGTCAGGAGCAGGTGGGCGAACTGCTGGGCGTGAACCAGAAGCGCATCGCCCGGATCGAGGCGGCTCCCGATGTCACCGGCTTCGGGCAGATCGCCCGCCTTGTTTCCGCCCTCGGCGGACGCATCGTGATCGAGGATGCATCTTCTCCGCCTGTGCCCGGCGGCGGAAACAAAGGAAAAGTCCGCAAGGCGGCATCCAGCCGCCCCGGAAACGCCCGCAAGGGCCAGGCAGACTGGTAATCACCGATGGCGACCACCTTGAACATCTGGATGAACGGCCAGCGCGTGGGTGCATGGACGCAGACGCGCGGCTCTCATGCCCTGCACTATGATCCGTCATGGATCAGTTCGTCGGCTGGCCGGGCGCTCTCCCTGGCGCTTCCCTTCACTCCGGGCAACGTGCCTCACCGCGGCGATGTCGTGCGCAACTTTTTCGATAATCTGCTGCCGGACAGCGACGCGATCCGAGCCCGCATCCGGGATCGTTTTTCCACCGGTTCCACCGGAACCTTTGCCCTGCTCTCGGCCATCGGCCGAGACTGTGTGGGCGCAATCCAGCTGTTGCCCGACGACCAGACCCCGGAGGGTTTTGACCGGATTGAGGCCGAATCTCTGACCGAGTCCGGGGTGGAACAGGCGATTGCCGCCAGCCTGTCCGGCGCCCGCGTGCTGGGCCAGCCGGAGGATAACGATTTTCGTATCTCCCTTGCCGGCGCGCAGGAGAAAACGGCGCTGCTGTATCACCGCAAAAAATGGTGCCGTCCCCTGGGCGCCACGCCGACCACGCATATTTTCAAACTGCCACTCGGCCTGGTCGGACACCTCCAGATGGACATGCAGGACTCGGTTGAAAACGAGTGGCTTTGCTCCCGGATCATGCAGGGCTTCGGTTTGGATACGGCGCGATGCGAAATTCTGCAATTTGGCAGGCGTAAGGTTCTCGCCGTGGAACGTTTTGACCGCGCGCGGCAACCCGCCGGCTGGATCGCCCGGCTGCCGCAGGAAGATTTTTGCCAGGCACTGGGACTGCCCGGCACGAAAAAATACGAGTCGGACGGCGGCCCCGGGATGCTCGACATCATTCGCGTGCTGGACGCCGGTTCGCAGGCGACGGACGACAAAAAGGCCTTTTTGAAGGCGCAGATGGTCTTTCTGCTGCTCGCGGCGACAGACGGCCATGCCAAAAACTTTTCCCTGTTTCACGAACGCGGCGGCACCTGGCGACTGACGCCGTTTTACGATGTGCTTTCGGCCTGGCCGGTGATCGGCCGCGGCCCCAACCGGGTCGACTGGCACAAGGTTCGTCTGGCCATGTGCGTTCGCAGCAAGAATGCGCATTGGAAACTCGCCGGGATCAAGGCCCGGCATTGGGATGCCATTTGCCGATCCGCCGGTCTGGGCAACGCCGACTCTCTGCTCGGGGAAATTGCCATGCAGCTTCCACGCGTGATCGAGGCGGCGAACCGGGAATTGCCGGACGATTTTCCGTCCTCTGTCAGCGACAGGATATTCGAGGGCATGCAGCAAACCGCCCGCCAGCTTGACCTGACGGCATGAGAAACCGGAGCCGCGCAACAGCGCGGCGCCACGACCGGTGCGCGGCCAGCGCCGGAATCCGGCGCGAAGCAGGGCCGCGACGTCCGGCCAGCGACTCCCCGCCCGGGCCGAACCACCCCCTTATCCAGCCTCCAGAGAAGCAACGAGCACCAGAGGTGCGGCGAATCGGGGAAAGACGGGCGGACAAGCGGGCGGGAAAAACCCCTCGCAAAGCCTGCAACCACCGAAGCCGGGCAACCCTACGCGGCCATTCTCTGAGCAGGGCTCGGCGTGATGAGTTTTCTGCGGTTCTGGAAGTTCATCTCGTTGACGACCTCGTTCACGAAGGCCCTGTCCTTGTAGTAGGGATTCACGTCGGCGAGGCGCTGGTCGATGCGCTTGCGGATCTCCTCGGGCTGTTCCTGGTAAAACTTGCGGGCAGCCGGGAGCTGTTTTTCGACCAGGCGCATGGTGGCCCGGTGTTTTTGGGTATTCCCTCAATTTCGATCTACCAAACAATCAACAACTTACAAAGCTCTCCAGTCGTAAGGATTTCGCCCATTGTTTAGTGACAATCTTGTCCATTATTTCTACACCAATTTCACATTGAGAGTTTTTAATTGTAAGAAATTTCATGGATAAAAATAAAAATTTCTTCTCAAAAACTCATGGACTCAACCTCAGTCGCATACTTTTCATAGAAAAACGTCATGAATATCCTGATTTTTACTGGGTTTATTTCGATACCGGGTTAGTGGTCTCTATTACCAATACAGAATATGAAGATATAACATAATATATCACCGCATTATAAATGGGCGAAAGCCAACTGACTTATAGGATTCGACCTCAATTAGTTTATATTCAACAATAGAACCATCTTCTAGTGTAAAACGCAAGAAGCTGTCTATTTCTTCTGCTTTCCCGGAATGTTGTTTTATTTCGCCCGAAGTAAGCTTTACTTCGTAATTTATTACTATTTGCTGCGTCATTTTGTCTATTGGTTTATTTTTCGGTTAGCGAATCTTAAACTAAAATTCTCGCACAATAGCACCTTGTAGTCAAGCAATTAAATTTCGTAACTTATTATTGGAGCTACGAAGGCGGGCTTCTTGGCTTCTGTAATGGATTCATAAATATTTTTATATTGGCGGGCTTTAGCGGTGTCTCAGAAACGCCAATCTTCGCAGAATATGATTCTATTGTCAATGGTCTTTATTCCATAACTTATTGATTTTAAATTAAAAAGACAGAAAAATAAAAATAAAGTTCAGTGATTTTATTTATTTTTCAAAACAAGTTGATTGAAAATAAAGACCAGCATTATTTTTAATTTCCCTTACCTATTAAAATATATTGATCCGATCTTTCCCGAAATAATTCATTCCCCTTTTCTATCAGATTTTGCTTGACCGATCAAGGATAAAATGACAGTTTCATTCATTATGCCAAAGAAAGATTTCAGTCAAAATGCCCTCTCCATTGTGGAGTTGGTCACTGGTGAGAAAATTGCCAAAAATTCAGCCGCCGTTTCCCTCGGACGATTAGGCGGACTAAAAGGCGGGAAGGCCCGCGCACTCAAATTAACAGGCGAAGAACGCAGTGCCATTGCGAAAAAGGCCGCATTAAGTCGATGGAAGAAAAAACAAAATGAAGGATTAGGGAGTGTAGTCACGAGATAAGATTGACTGAGTTTTTTTGTGATGGAGAATGTCAGCATGGCGAAAGATCAACACCGTCACGACATTTCGGACCGAGTTTGGAGCGTTCTGGAGCCGCTGCTACCTGGAAGGAAAGGAGCGTGGGGAGGGGTGGCGGAGGACAACCGCAAGTTCCTCAACGCGGTTCTGTGGATTTTACGCACTGGTGCGCCTTGGAGGGATCTTCCAGAGGATTACGGAGGGTGGAGCAACACGCACAGGCGTTTTTGTCGCTGGAGAGACAAGGGGCATTGGGAGCGCCTGTTGTCGGAACTGATGAACGAGCCCGATTTTGAGTGGCTGATGATTGATGCCAGTCATGTCAAAATCCATCCGCATGCAGCGGGAGCCAGAGGTGGAAACGAGGCGATCGGTCTGACAAAAGGGGGCGAAACACCAAACTACATTTGGCCGTGGATGCGCATGGTATGCCGGTGCGAGTCATTGTTACAGCGGGTTCCACGGCTGATTGCACACAGGCTGGCAGGTTGATTGAAGGCATTGCCGCAGACCATCTGATCGCCGACAAGGGATATGACACCAACGCCATCATCGAAATGGCGCAGGCCGCAGGCATCTGCCCGCAGATTCCTCCAAAGACCAATCGCATAGAACAACGCGAATATGACCCTTATCTTTATCGGATCAGGCATCTGGTAGAAAATGCATTCCTACGACTCAAGCAATGGCGCGGCATCGCAACCCGATACGCAAAACGAGCCTCCTCTTTCCTCGCTGCCGTCCAATTCAGGTGTGCCATCCTCTGGGCTTCAATCTCGTGACTACACGCTCTAGCGTTTTACCGCGAGGCCGGCGGTTTCTCCGCCGGGAGCTACGCGAGCGTGATCCATCGGAGAGGCAAATTGCTCTATGCCCAGCGCGAGGATGGCAACGGCGAATGGATTGATCCGCGCAAAACCGGAGGCTTCGACGTGCAGCTTGCACGGGAGTTGCCGGTGGCGGTCGGCGAGCGTCTGCTCATCGAGGCGAACGACAGGCCGGCGAAACTGAAAAACGGCGACGTGGTCGAGGTCGCCGGCTTCGGCGACGACGGCGCGATCCTGCTCAGGGACGGCCGGCAGATACCGCCGTCTTTCCGGCAATTCACCTATGGGTATGCCACGACCTCCCATGCCTCGCAGGGCAAGACCGTGGACCGCGGCATCCTCATCATGGGCGACACCAGCACCGTCTTCGGCAACCTCAAGCAGGCTTACGTGAGCAATTCGCGGTTCCGCGAAAGCCAGATGATCTACACCACCGACATCGAGGCAGCCCGCGAGTCGATGGGCCGGTATGGCGACCGCCTGCTGGTCTCGGAGTTCGTGGCGTCAAAACCGAAGCCGAGGCAGGCAAGCGTCGAGCGGTCGTCGGCGGCTCCGCCTCGCACGGGCATGTTGTCGGGCATGCATCACGGCATCCGGGATAGTGCGCGCGTCCTGTTGGGACGGATACACCGTTTTTCTTCGGGGTCCAAACCTGCTCCGGCGCAGTCCATGGCGAAAGCAGCATGAACTCCTGAGCGTCACCTCCATGAGCCTCAACACTCGACCGAAAAACCATCGGCCGCGCGCCCCGCAGCGCCCGCATGGGGTCGTCTGGCGAAGGACGGCGAGACCGCACGTGCCCTCTGCTTTTCCATCGGGGAGCGATCGGTTTCGTATCCCGCAGATGCGATTGCCCGCTGGGAGTTTTCTCCGGGCAATCCCGATTCCCTCGTGATTACGGCCGGTCACGAAATTGTCACAATCCGCGGCCGGAAACTCGCGGCGATCCGCGACGCGCTCAACGCGGGCCGCCTGCTGGAAGTGCAACAAAAAGGTGACAACGCGACGAAAAACGAAACCACCGTTTCGGAAATCCGTTTCGCGGTTGCCCAATGACGCGTCATGGCTATCCGCCTCTTTGATAGAAACTTAAACCTACCGAGTCGGTGCTGAGGAAGGGCGGTATTAAGCGAGTTTGAAGCATGGCGAGGTGCGCAAGGCGGGAAAAAGCGCGAGCAGAAGGCGGGAAAAAAAGGCCAAAAGGAAAGCCAGGAGCTTTCCGAAGTTCATCGCGGCGGCGCTGAGGATGGCATTGACCTTGTCTCCGATCAATCCGCGTAACTTGTTGCGCTCCATACGATGTTCATTCTTGAGATGTCCGATTGTCGGCTCAATGGCGGCACGGCGTTTCATCCAGCGCCAGACTCGTTTGGGGATTTTCCCTCGCCTGCGTTTGTCCACGATCACCTCCACCGGCCCCTCATAATTGTGCCCTCGATAACCCATGTCCACGTGCGCCGTTTTCGGCCCCTGTTTTTCAATATAGAGCCGTTTTACCTGCTCCATTTGCGCTTCAAGCGTGTGCCCATCATACGGATTGTCTGGCATACATAACGCTCCCAACAGCCAGCCTCCCTTGCTCGTCGATGCCACACTTACCTTCTGTCCAAATTCATATTTCTTTCCCGATTTCCCTTTCGATATGCATTCCACCTTTGGCTCATGCACACTATACACTTTGTTTTTGTCTGCTGTCTTTTGTTTGTAAATTTGCTTGCTCGTCTCCAGCAACCCTTGCAATGCCGCCACAGGCTTTTGTCTCTCTATCTCTCGTATCACACGGCCCAGATTCGTCCTCAGTTTCCTGACACATGCCTTCGCTCTCTTCATCTTTCGGCTATGCATATAGCGCCCGGCCATCATCAATAATCCCCTCCCTACCCGTTCATAACTCTGCTTCACTTTCAGCCCGGCTTTCCGCGCTTCCTTCACCAGCCTCTCCCTCGCCCGATCATACGATCTCGCATCGGTCGGACAACGTATCTCCTTGGTTTGCACCGTCGTGTCAACGTTGACATGCACCACCTGCACCGGCTTTAACCCCTTCATCCTCACCGCGCTCTCTATCGTCTGCTTGAGCATCTGTTCGGCTCCACTCTCCCCCAATCTCTTCCTCCACCTCGTCATGCTCGACGAGTCTATCGGCTTCTCATGCTCAAAATACTGCATCCCCGATAAATACTGCCAATATGGATTCTCCACCCAATGCTCCAGCACCTCTTCGTCGCTCAGATCATATTGATACTTCAAATAGTGTAACGACACCATCAACCTCGTCCCCAACCCGGGCTGCCCCAACCTCTCATGATACGTCGGCCCCAAATGCTTGTCAAACTCGGCCCAGTTTATATTCCCGGCCAGCTTCACCATCGGATGGTTCATGTTCACCAACATTATTAACTCCATCTTGAACATTTCCCTTTGTTTCTCGTGCTTGTTTTCCTTTGGCTTCATCTTTTTCCCAGATTTTCTTTATAAATTGCCCTTTTCTGGGAAAATTTCACTCCAGTCTCAAGCGTTAACTTGCTCCTTGATAGGAAATTAAATGGTTCTTCAGCACCGACTACCGAGACCGAGTGCATCCGTCGCCTCGGCGAACTGCTCGCCATCGCCGTCATTCGCTATCACCACCTCCATTCGGAGACCTACTTGGTATCCCCGTGATCCGAGCCTGAAGGTAACAGGTGAATTCGGTCCAGTCAGCTTCGTCCTTAACCCGCCTGAAATTTCGGACGAAAAAATCCCAAAGATCCCTTACAGGCTCGGAATGGCAATGGCCGCGCATTGGCCAAGACCCAGCCCCAGCTTGACGGGTCTTTCCAGTCGGACTCGTGGCGGCGTTCGCAGCCGACGATTTCGGCGACGCCGACTATCCCTCCGATGTCGTAGGACTCCGGCAGCTCGATGCCGGCGCGAATGCCTAGCTCGGCCAAGGAGTCCTCGAAAAGCAGGTCTTCACTCAACGAGGCATGAATCAGCACTTTTCCTCGGTAGTGGGTTCGGCGAGAGCGGTTTTCGATGTCCTTGATCCCGTTTATCACCAGCCACGCGTAAGGCTGCCGAATGGCGAGCGCGGGCAGGGATTGGAGCGTGGGAGTCCATCGTGCGGCGGTTGGAAGTGCTATGCTGGTCAAACTGGGCATGTAGAGGGTCAGGACGAAACGGACAGTTTCATGCCGTGTCGGTAGATTTCGGCAAATGCCGTTTCAGGCACTTTGACGGGAGAAGTGAAATTGTTGAGGATGCCCAGTGCCTTGGCTTGGTCTCCGGGGAACGGCTGCTCAAATAGCTCGGTGTCGGCAAATCGCAGCGCGAGAATCTCTTTCATGGGGTCGCCATCGACCATGTCACGGATTTGCGCCCACTCAAACACACCGAGGCGGCGAAATGCGTTGAACAGAACTTTTGCCGGTCCCCGACGCACTTCGAGTAAACGGGAGCATGCCCGGATGGTCTTGGCCCCGGTTTGATGGCGGTCTTTGGTGGAAACATACCAAAGCAAGCGACCAGTCGCGCCTTCCATGCCGGACTGGATAGCCGCGCTGTAATACACGTTTTCCCGGCTGAGGATGAGTTCGCGTTTCGGTCGAAAGAGTTGTTCGTCGGCAAACGATGTCTCGAAAAGCGCCGTCGCCCATCCGGAGCGGATGGGGATCGCCCACGTGCTCACTCCTGCGCCAAGCACTTTGGCGGGCCAATACTGCGCTTCGATTTCCATCGCTCCCATGTTTTGGGGTATGGATGGCTGGTGGACGGTCGTAATGGCGTTGTTGAATGCAGGTGCGTCACCGAGAAAACGCAGGGGGATTTTTTCCCAGCCCCCGGAGCCGATTCGGAATTCCAGTTCGTGCAGGACGGACTGCACCTCCTCGGACAACAAGTTTTCCTGAACAACGATGGTTCCGCCTCCGAGCCTGGCGATGTCGGTGGTGATTTGGAGCAGAGCGTGACGCAGCGCTGTTGTCGCCAACGCGGTCCGTGTGCTGCGCAGGGAGAGAATTTCGCAACGACCGGGCGTCTGACGATGTGCGCTCAGAAAGAGCGGCGTGTCGTCGGCCATGGCGGCAACGACCGTATTTTTCACGTCGCAAAGCAGGGTGCGCAGTTTCGCCTCGAACTGAGCGCGAGACTCGCGTTGCGAGGGGACGTGAAGATGCTTCGCCAACAGGCCCAACTCATCCGGGCGGGGGCGGGCTTTCTGAATGTCCGTGCTGGCAAAGCGTGCGGGCTGATACAAGGCGGCTTGCTCGGTCTCGTTGAAGCGCGAGATTAAATCCACGGGACGCATGACCTGAAGGCCGTAGCGTTCCTCGATTTCAGCGGCATGACCGAGCACCTCCTCGTCACGAGTAATGAAGACCTCCGCCTCGGCCGCCGCGCTCATGGCGACATGGCGCATGTCGGATGCCTGCCTGGGCGTCGGCTCGGAGTGTCCGAAGATTTCCTTTAGCTCGGTGTAGATCATGTCGGCACGCCCCATGTTATGTGTGAGAGATCGGTAGCGTTGCGCATCACGCAGGAGTGCATCCCGAAGAGGCTGGGAATTGATACGGTTCAGCTCAATGAGCAATTCGTTGACGATGCAGAGTTCGATCTGACCGGTGAGCCAGTCGGCAACGAGGAATTTGGCATCCTGATTGCGTGCCTCGCTCGTGTCGTGGAGATCGCGAAATATATTACAATCCATGACCACCCGTAGCCGGTCATCGGCATCTTCGAACGGAGTGAAGAGGGTCTCCGCGTGAAGATCGTGCCACCAAAACGTGAGGATCTTCGTGCTGTCGGCACCCCTCCCCTGCTTGCTGCTGATCGGAGCAAAACCGAGCTTGGGCCAAAGGTTGGTCGCCGGGTAATCGCGACGACAATGCAGGCCGATACCGCGCAGATCACGCTTTTGGGCGTGAGCCTTGACGTCTTCGAACAGCTTCTTGGCCACGCCTGCGCCGCGATGGACTTCCGCGACGCAGAGATGAGCAATCATCAGGCGACCCTTGGAAACACGAAATGCGCAATAGCCAGCCAGTTCAGATTCGTTCACCGATGCCGCTAGCAAATGTCCACGCTCGGCATGATCCTCAAACGCACCATCGGGAAAGAAGCCAAGAGTGCCGCTATGCTTGCGTCCGAGTTGCTTTACAGCGGAGAGCAGTGGACTCGTCGGGTCGATGGCGAAAACTTGGGGCATTGAAATCATGCAGGGGTGTTATGCTTTGGCATCCCTATTTCTCTTTTGAGCTCATCCAACGTGAATGCCTGCGTCACGAGATCATAGATGAGTTGCTTGGATGATGGTTTTAGTGCGAAGAAATTCATTGGGCTTTTGTAGTGAGCAACGAGAGCATCATTTCTCGCAGAACCACTAGGCCGACTTGTTTCATCGCGATGGCTTTGTGGATGGCTTGTTCAAGATCGTTTATAATAAAGATAGCATCTTCAATTTCAGTGCGGTAGCGCTCTACACTTTGCGAGTGACAAAGAGGATTCATCACCCAGCTCAAGACATGCGTGATTCGATCTTTGAGTTCGGTCGGCACCACTGGCTTTGTCTCCGGTTTCGGCTGCCACCAATGCTTTGCGTCGGGAGACCATTTCACAGGTGGAATGTCGTCCCACCTTGCCCCAGAAACTGCGGCCCAGAGATCGCTTGCCGCAACCTTGCGCGGGTCGGGGTGGTATTTTACGGGCAGTGCCAGCTCAATACAGGCCCACTTCAGAACTTCCTCGAATTTGGTCCGGACATGGACGGCGGCAGCTTTCACATGGCCATTATGCAGGAAGTCAATCGCCTGCATAAGATGATCCTGATCCTGTCGCAGGAGTGGTTGCTCGTAGCCGCCGACCTGCTGCGTGAACAGCTCGTGGCGCACCCAGCCATCTCTGAGTTGTTGTTTGGCGATTTCATACCAAACACGATCATGCGTCAGGAGTAGGACTTGCCAGTCTTTGAATTCCTCTCTCTTCAGCAGCTTTAGCAGCGGCAGGCGATTGGCCATATCTAGGCTCAATAGCACATCATCGAGAACCAGTATACGTGGATAGGTACTGCCATCTATCCGCCTTGGGGGAATGCTTTGTGACATTCCGGCAAGGTAGAGGCATAAGCCAACAGCGGTAAGCCGTGCTTCATTGAGAAACTCCGATGGATTTTTCAGCAGCGTATCATCCCGATACTTCATCCGGAGCTGAATATTACCGTTTCTGAATTTATTGTAACGTAAACTTGAGTTGTATGATGCACCCCTCACCCATTTGATCTCCATGCTGGTCCAAGGATCAAATTCGCGCAAGAAGGCATTGGCTTGGCGCTCCAGTTGCTTCAGAAATCCCTCCAATGCTGCATTGAAGCGATTGATGTCCTCGATCAGCGTTTTAACCGCTGCACGTCCATCGTTATTTTGGATCGGATTTTTTGCCGCGGCATCTGTGATTTTCGTCCATGCTTGGCCGAAGGTTTTTGCGCCTACGCCATATGGGCAGCTGGGCAGTATTTCTTCCACCAATGGCTGGAATATCTCCACATAATCTCCCCAACGGACCTCGCTGACCCGCCATACTACACGGTAGTCTAGCCAGCCTCGCGAGCGCGACATGTCGGTGAAATGAGGGTGTCCCTTATTTCGTTCTGGGAAATTGGGGTCTTCTTTGTGGCGTTCCTTTGGAATCCAGAAAAGCGGATCAACGGTGGGATCGTCGAATATCAGCTTCACCTCGCGATCATCTCGTGGAGGATCGGTGTAGCGATATTTGAAGTCATCAAAAGCTACAGCTCTGGAACGGAAGTCTAGGAGGTCACGCAATGCCTTGCCAATCGACGATTTGCCACTGCCGTTTTCTCCGTAGAGCAAAAGATCTTTCCCTTTGCCGGTTATGTGTCCTTCCCTGTCATGAGAAGCCAGAGGTATCCTCACGCGGTGAGGGAATGCCCGGTAGCCGCAGAGTTCAATGGCTGCGAGACGGAGTGGCGGCAGGGGAGAACTCAT